AGCAGATACAGAACATCCAGGGCAAGAAGGCTGGGTCATGGCCACCCCCGTGGGCTATGCAAAAGCGGTAAATAGATTTGATCCCAATGCATTTGCGGCTCAAAATAGACAGAGAAATAATCCGCAACAGGCGTGATTTTCCCAAACTGACTAAATAAAAGCAGAGACTAAATGTCTCACTAACTTAAAGGAAATTTATCATGGCAGTATTTACAAAAACAAACGGTACGACCCAACCGTCATTCGCACTGGACGTAGCAAACGGTTCCATCGCTGGCACAGCCAACGTAGCAGCTCAAGGCCCAGTTCAGATCCAAGGTCCAAAACTTGACTTCTTCACTTTGACAGCTAACGCAGCGTTGACCAACGCTGGTAACGTTAACGGTTACTTGAACAATGTGTTGACTTCGATCCAACAACTTGGTACAATCGCAATTTACCAAGCCGGTGCTACAGCTGGTACAATCAGCTTGGCTATCTATCCAAGCGGTGCGTACACCACAGCAACATTGGTTACAGCGGCTCAAACAGCCAACGCAACTGGTGGCTTGAACATTGGTATCCCAACTGCCAACGTGACCACCACAGCCAGCTTCACTAGCCTGTAATCAGTTTAGACCCACAGCAACCCTGGAAGTAAAAACTCCAGGGTTTCTTTTTGGCATTAAATACTCACAGAATGAAGATCATGTGCCGTACCCTTTTTGATTGTAGCCTTACTGGTGTGACTGGACACTACAGATCAAGCGAGATTCCTTTTGTGGATCGTGCCGGACAAACCATACACAATCAACCCGCCTGGAATCATTCGCGTAACCAACAACGCAATTGGGAAACACTCTTGCAAATTATAAGTTTGCGAACACAACCCATTGATCTCTCTGTACCTGTTAAAAAAGACTCAGTATGGGAGTTTGAATTTAGATCTGAATCGGAGGGTGTGTTTGAAATGCATGGCAATGCAGATCCCTTGGCCGGCCTCAAACAAGATTGTGAAGGGGTTCCAATGATGTTGAATCTTACCGAACAACCCAGCATGACTCCTACCATTGCCACATCAGGAGATAATCAAAACATTTGGTTCATTACGGTAAATAATGCATTGGAGTAACTATAACTATGGTTGACACAACTGATATTGAAAAGAAAAGTCTTGAAGCACACGTTGAATTATGCGCAGAACGTTACCGAGCACTGGAACTACAATTAGATTCCATGATTGTGTGCATTGATGAGATCAAAGCAGACGTCAAGGTAGTACATGGCATGGTGCATCAAATGAGCGAACAACGTAACAGTCAGCTGATCGGCTGGGGTATTGGTGTAATTGGATTTTTAACAGCCACAGTAGGCTGGTTACTTACTCACTACGTATTTAAATGAGCCAAGAACAAAAACTAGATGCCTGGGCCGAACGCGAGCTCAAACGCAATATCGATAGTATTATTATAGATGACGGCACTGGGTCTCTTGTGGTTTTTGGAAGATATCGTATACAGCCGCAGGGTACCAGATTTCAAGTCAGCACCTGGGACAAAACTATTCATTCGTTCAGCACAAAAAAAACAGCCATGAGTTGGTGTACAACAGATCATCAACAACAGTACAATCTATCCAATCAGATATTGGTACTAGATCGTAAAAAACAGTCATTAGCGGCGGACATATACTGCCGACAAATTGCTGGCGAGCGCGGTAAAACAGAATCATTTTATGAAATCATAAACATGAAACTGCAACCCAAAATAGACCAATATAACTCAGTCACAGCCGAACTAGAGAAATGTGTAAATCAGGCTAAATATATGCAAATTAAGGGATTTAATAATGAAACTGCAAGAACTATCGGCTCCAACGCCAAGTAAGCAAATTGCCAAAGTATTCGAAAGTTACTTTGGTAGCCGCATTCGCTTTGACCAATTAACACGTGGTCAAACTCAATCAATGCTGGGTAAAGTACGTGGTATCTTGGGCGAGCATCGCAAAACTGCGCAACGTCATAACAGTGAGCAAGATCCACGTTATCTGCAATTGGTAATGATGGAACAGGCACTGTCTAGTCGCTTGCAAGAAAATGTCATTCCTCCTGCACCTGGTACTGCACCTGCAACTCCACAAGCCGCTGTGGCAGGTGGTACGCCTGCTGTGGCTGGAGCAGTGGCTAAAGATCCTAAATTGGCTGCTGCACTTAAAAAGAGTTCAGCTGGTCAAACATTAAATCCTGAAGAACAAAAGCTAGTGGCCGGCGCCGCAATGATGCAAGCCGAAAGCCGCTTCCGTAGAATGGCACGCCGACTGAACGAAAGCGAAATTCAACAAGCACAAGTTGTGTTGGCCGCTCAAGACATGGTTGACAAAATGCAAAGCATGTTGGAAGATGTGAGTGAATTGCAGTTCAAAGAATTGCCAGCTCTGGTTGACTCAATCAAGAATCAAGTTGGTGTTGATCAAGCCGCACAATTCAATGCAGATTCCACAGCCGCTCTCACAGGCTTGCTACAAAACATTCAAGGTGCCAAGCAACAACTTGACGCCGCATTAAATGTAGTAACTGGCGCCGCTCCTGCTGGCGCCGCAGCCGCTGGCGCTATGGGTGCTGACATCGCCGCAGGCGCAGGCGACATGGCTGCAGCTGGTGCTGACATGGCCGCCGCAGACAACATGGGTGCCGAGATGGGCGCTGATGCAGAATTAGATGCCGCAGCCGCTGACGCTGGTGCTGAACCTCCTGCCGCCGCGCTGGGCCGCGCCAAGAGATAATGAAAATATTTGAAGTTGACAGTAGCATGGGAATGGCGCCTTTGCCCAACCCAGCGCAACTGTCGGGGCTGGTGCAGTTTCTTAATGGGCGTGCAAACGATACCAATGCTCGAAAAGAAATTAGTCAAGATGCATTTATCAAATTGGCTAACGATCTGGATATCAACGTTACTCCACAAAATATAGTGGATGTTGTGAGTCAAGAGCCACTCAGCAACTTGTTGGAACCAATGGATCCAAACACAGGTGTGTTGATGTTCAAAGGTGCAGGACAACCCAATGTTGCCATGCCAGTAAACAAGGCTCAAGACATTGTGGCAAGTGCTGCCAAATCAGCCATGAACAAAGACCGCGGCGTCTAACCAGAACCAGTCAACTAAAGGTTGACCAAAAACGTTAAATATAGTATACTAAACTGTAGGAGGCGTATATGAAAAAACTCATTGCATCGATTTTGATCACCCTAAGTGCCACAGCAATGGCTCAACCGGGTTTTAGGCATCACCACCACCATCATGGGTATTACTCAGGACCCAATTACAGTTGGATAGCCCCTACCATTATTGGTGGCGTGATTGGTTATGAGATTGCACGTAACCAACCTCCTGTAGTGGTGCAACAACCTGTCATAGTGCAACAGGTTCCGGCCACAGTTTATTATGGACAAAGTCAACAATGTACTGCGTGGACAGAAGTCCAAAATTACGATGGCACAATTACTAGAACAAGGACTTGCTCACAATGAAACTAAGTAAACTAAGACACAAATTATATAGTGCTATCTTCAAACACGATAACACAAAAGAAAAACGAATTTGGTTCAAGATCCTTAAAAAATCTACCAAACACAAACATACTGAGGACATACGATAATGGCTTATTCAGAAAAAGTTGTTGATCACTACGAGAATCCACGTAACGTGGGTAAATTTGAAATTGACGACACTGTTGGCACCGGCATGGTTGGTGCACCTGCTTGCGGTGACGTAATGAAGTTGCAGATAAAAGTAGATGAACATGGTATTATTAAAGATGCTCGTTTCAAAACATACGGATGCGGTTCGGCCATTGCCTCAAGCTCACTCATCACAGAGTTGGTCAAAGGCATGACTTTAGATCAAGCAGGCGCAATTAAAAACAGCGACATCGCCGAAGAACTGGCTTTACCACCTGTGAAAATACATTGCTCCATTCTTGCAGAAGACGCCATCAAAGCCGCAGTAGCAGATTATCGCAAAAAGCATGATATCGTTCAGTGATACTGCCAGAAACAAAATACAAAAGCTAGTCACAGCCAAAAACTATGCTGGTATTCGCCTTGGGGTCAAGACCACAGGTTGCTCCGGGCTTGCTTATGTGTTAGAGTATGTCAAGGAATACACATCAGAACAGTATGTTATCAATTATGCACAGCCAGAGTTTGTTGTGCTAGTAAATCAAAAAGACAATGTGTATCTTCAAAACATGACAGTGGACTATGTGCGCCAGGGCCTTAACGAAGGCTTTGAATTCTCAAATCCTAATGAACGTGACCGTTGTGGATGCGGAGAAAGTTTTCGAATATAGTTGACAACTGGACTATAATTGTCTATAATAGACTATAATTATGTATAATCCAAAATTTGACTACCAGCCAATTCCCAGAGTTACAATAGAAGGCAAGCGTTACTACGCCACCCCGGACGGGCAAAATCTACCAAGTGTAACCACTATCCTTGACCGTACCAAAAGCGAAGCCAGCAAAGCGGCCCTGCACAACTGGCGTCGAGCAGTAGGCGAAGCCAAAGCACAACAAATCACAACCGAAGCAGCCAATCGTGGCACACGCATGCACACGTACCTGGAACGTTATATCAAAGAAGGTGCTGTTCCACCGCGTGGATCTAATCCTTTCTCTTGGCCCAGTCATGTGATGGCAGAAACTGTGATCAAGGACGGACTCAAAAACGTCAATGAATTTTGGGGTATTGAAGTTCCATTGTACTTCCCCGGGGTGTACGCAGGCACAACAGACGGCGCAGGCATGCACCTAAATGAAGAATCTATCCTGGATTACAAACAAACCAACAAACCCAAAAAGCGCGAGTGGGTCGACGACTACTTTGTGCAACTGTGTGCCTACGCAGAAGCACACAATGAATTACATGGTACACGAATACGCAAGGGTGTGATTTTGATGTGTGTCAAACCTGACTTGGATGAGCAACACAACATCATTGGCAAGCCACAATATCAGGAATTTGTGCTGGAAGGCGCAGAATTTGAGAAATACCGCACCCTATGGTGGAAAAAGGTCGAACAGTACTACATGCTAAATATGTGATATCCAAAGGACGATCACTGTGGCAATTGTACAAATATCACGAATCACACAACGCAAGGGTTTATTCAACGATTTACCCGATCCATTAGCAGGCGCTGAACTAGGCTGGGCAACTGATACTCGCCAACTTTTTATCGGGAACGGTACACTGGCCGAAGGTGCTCCTATTATTGGTAATACAGAAGTTCTTACTGAATTTTCTGACATCTTGAACTATGCCACAGAATACACTTATAAAGGTGATGCGGCTGGCTACACTGTACAAACTGGTGCCACAGCAGGCACACCGGTCAGTCAAAGTCTACAACGCAGACTGGACAGTTATGCTGTAATTACAGATTTTGGTGCCACTGGAGATGGTATTACAGATGTCACGGCTGACATCAACCGTGCATTAGATCAAATTTTTTGTCAAGACATCAACCCCTTGATCCGCCGAAGCATTTTCTTCCCAGCCGGCACATACATTATCACAGACACATTGTTGATTCCGCCTTACTGTAAACTCTACGGTGAAGGATCAGACAGTACAATTATCAGTTTCAATGTTCAAACCTGGACCAGTACCATTGGCTATGCCTCGGGGGTGTTGGTAGTGGATGGCGGTGTATACTACAGAAGCATTGCTATAGTGCCAATTGGTATTGCTATTAGTGATGCCACTTATTGGGGAGTTGAAACACTGCCTGATTACATGTTTAGAACCACAGACAGTCTTCAACAGACTGGTGCAAACATTGGCACCGGCGGTGCATTGGCACCGGGTCATGTGGAAATATCCAGCATGAAGTTTGCGACCAATGTACCCACCAGCGGAGCCCTAGTACAGGGTGCAGTAGACTGTGTGTTTGACTGTGTGGCATTTGAAGGCAACGGAACGGCTGCCACACTCACCACAGCCACACTTGCCACAGCCGGTGTGAGTTTTGCCAATCAAGGCAGTTATGTTTGTACCAATATTGTCTGGAACAATTGTGTGTTTACCAAGATGGCCTGGGGAGTGAACACAGACGAAGCAGTGGAAGGAGTCACTGTCAGCAACTGTAGATTTGATACCTTGTTCCAAGGTGTGTATCTTGGCATAATCTCTCCTCCGGTAAATTATGTTGGTCCTACTGGTGTACGTATAACACAAAACATGTTTGATAATATCTATGGCGAAGGCATCACCATTGTGAATTGTAGTCTCAATGCCACGGCCTACAACACGTTCTACGAGGTTGGAAACAGTTTTAATGGCCAGACCAATCCGGTGACACCTGTAATTGATCTAGATGCAACCAACAATGTCAGCGTTGGGGATATGTTTGAACGCAAAACATCACAATCATCAGACTTGCATCCTCGCATTGCACTGAATAACAAAAACAATATTGCCCTTGGCATGAACGTGAACAATATTGAATTATATCAAAGTAATGCGATAAGTCTAACCTTGGCCAATCAGTTGAGTGTGGGCACATACAATCGCATTGCCGGCATACAAGATGTTGTGGCCAACAATGCCACAGCCAACTTGGCCTATGTGAATGGCACCTACATCAGTAGTTTGCGAATGGACTACACCATAGTCCGTGCAGATCTTCGCCGCACTGGTCAAATGGTAGTTGTAAAAGGCCAGGCCGCAACTGGAACAGGATTTGCCTTTACAGATGACTTTGTGGAGAACGGTGCGACTGGTGTAACACTAGCTGCCGCGGCTGATGGTGCCAATGTGAGAATAACATATACTTCAACCAACACAGTGTCGGGCACAATCAACTACTCTATTACCAATCTCGGTTGATGTGGCCTAAAACTTTTGCCGAAAGGCTTGAGAGTTGGACTCAACTCCGTAAACACACCTCCACCGCCGACGAGGAAACAGCACTCCGTGCCATCAACTCATGGTGGTTTCAAACTCCTTGGAGAGCATACCATTTGCACTGGGACGACCGAGCCGTTTGGCCCGATCCCTGGCAATTATTGAGCGATGATCTCTATTGTCCTCTTGCTCGCGGACTAGGAATCCTGTATACTATAACTATGCTAGATCGACCAGATCTGCAGGATGCAGTGTTAACAGAGATAGATAGCGACAATTTAGTCCTAGTGAACAAAAAGAAATATATACTGAATTGGGATCCAGAGCAGATGTTAAATATCACTCTAGGACGTTCCAAACCCCACCACAGCATTACGCAAGAGCAAATAAAACAACAAATCGGATAACAATGAAGCAAATTATAGTACAAAAACGCAGTGGACGTCGCGAGCCACTAGCGTTAGAAAAATGGCAAGCACAAATAGCCAAGATTTGTGCAGGCACAGCAGATGTAAGCCAGAGCATGATAGAGATCAAAGCCCAGTTACACTTTTACGATGGTATCACAACTCACGAAATTGACGGTATTACTTTAAGAGCCATTGTAGATTTAATCGACGTTGAATCAAATCCTGACGTTGGTCACACCAACTACCAGTACGTGGCAGGTAAACAACGACTATCAATGTTGCGTAAAGACGTATACGGTTCATACGATCCTCCTCACCTGTTGGAGATTGTAAAGCGGAATGTGGCCACTGGCTTGTACACGCCTGAACTCCTGGAATGGTACTCGGAAGAAGACTGGAATCGGATGGAAGACATGATTGATCATGTGAAAGACGAACAGTATTCATATGCGGCAGTGGAACAACTGATTGAAAAATATCTTGTGCGTAACCGTTCAACAAAAGAGATTTATGAAACGCCACAAGTGCGTTACATGATTGCGGCTGCCACGGTGTTCCATAAAGAAGAACCCAATTTACACCGTATGCGTTACATAAAGGAATACTACAATGCTGCAAGTGATGGATTATTTACCCTTGCTACTCCCGTCCTTGCTGGTCTCGGTACCCCTACTAAGCAATTCAGTTCGTGCGTACTCATTCGCAGTGATGATGACTTGGATAGTATTTTTGCTAGTGGTGAAATGATGGCCAAGTATGCCAGCAAACGTGCTGGCATTGGTTTGGAGATTGGACGCCTGCGTCCCTTGGGCTCGCCCATACGTGGCGGCGAAATCATGCACACCGGCATGATACCATTTTTAAAGAAATGGTTTGGCGACTTACGCTCATGCTCACAAGGAGGTATCCGCAATGCAAGTGCTACAGTATTTTATCCTATTTGGCATCTTCAGTTTGATGATCTTATTGTACTTAAAAACAATCAAGGAACCGAAGAAACCCGAGTCCGTCATATGGATTATGGGGTTGTGCTTAGTGCTTTCTTCTGGAGACGATTTAAAAACAAAGAAAACATAACATTCTTTGATCCCAACGAAGTACCCGAACTGTACGAAGCGTTCTATGCCAATACTGAACGTTTTGAAAAACTCTATACAGAATACGAAAAGCGTAAAGACCTGCGTACCAAGACAATGAGTGCGGAAGAAGTGTTCAAGTCAGGCATACTCAAAGAGCGCACTGATACAGGTCGTATCTATTTGGTGTTCATTGACAATGTCATGAACCAAGGCCCGTTTGACACTGAATATCATACCATTTACCAGAGTAACCTTTGCTGTGAAATCCTATTACCAACTAAACCGTTTAAGCGCCTGGATGATGATGCAGGGCGAATCGCGCTGTGTACGCTGGGAAGTATTAACTGGGGTGCATTCCGGAATCCTGAAGACATGCGCCGAGCTTGTAGAATTCTGCAGAGATCCTTGTGTAATATCCTTGACTACCAAGACTTCCTGTCAATCCAGAGTCAGTTATCAAATGACGAAATTCAGCCGCTTGGTATCGGTATTACTAACTTGGCTTACTGGCATGCCAAGCGAGGACTCCAATATGGTAACAAGGACTCTTTGGCCGAAGTCAAGTCGTGGATGGAACATCAGGCTTTCTACCTTACCGAAGCAACAGTTGAACTTGCTAAGGAGCGGGGCCGTTGCAAAGATAGTGACCGCACATACTACGGTCGTGGTATATTTCCCTGGGAGAGACGTGCCAAGGGCGTAAATGAACTCGCAGACTTCACTCCTGAACTGAACTGGGAAAGCCTACGTGCTGACATGCGGGCATACGGTGTGCGTAACGCTACACTAATGGCCATTGCTCCAGTGGAGTCAAGCTCAGTTGTAATTAACTCTACCAATGGTATTGAAATGCCAATGAGTCTAATCTCAGTGAAAGAATCCAAAGCAGGATCATTAACACAAGTAGTTCCAGAGTATCACAAGTTAAAAAACAAATATCAAATGATGTGGGCGCAGAAAGACTGTGACGGCTATTTAAAAACAGCGGCTGTGTTAGCGGCCTATGTTGATCAGTCTATCTCAACAAACACATTCTATAACCCAGCACACTTTGCAGACCGCAAAGTGCCCACAACATTGATTGCCCGGAACTTGATGCAGGCCCACTACTGGGGGTTGAAAACATTCTACTACAGCCTGATCAACAAAGCAGGATCAAAACAAACTGCCGAAGAAGTAGCACCACTTGAGGCCATTGACTTTGATCTTGAGGAAGATTGCGAGGCCTGCAAGTTATGAACAGCATAGAAAAAGTCTGGGCACGAGCCACAGGCCACCTGATGGGCGAGTCAGATCATGATCGTCCGAATGTGCCTATATTGACTCTTCGAGAAGCCCGATTGGCCTTGTTCTTCAAGACCTTTTGGGTTGTGATACATGTTGTGACCTGTGGGTTCATCATAGCCAACACAATTAGACATTGGTAAAAATTATGTCAAAACAACAATACAATTTAAAAACAAAAACAGACTATCTCAACAGAAAGATGTTCTTGGACCCAGCAGGTCCAGTAACAGTACAACGATTTGAAGAAGTCAAGTACAACAAACTGGTCAAGTACGAGCAAGAAGCACGTGGCTTCTTTTGGGTGCCAGAAGAGATCAGTTTGACCAAAGATGCACAAGACTTCAAAGATGCCTCAGATACTGTCAAACATATCTTTACATCAAACTTGTTACGTCAAACCGCCTTGGACAGTTTGCAAGGACGTGGGCCAAGCCAAATCTTCACACCTGTTGTTTCAATTCCAGAACTAGAAGCCTTGGTCTACAACTGGACCTTCTTTGAAACCAACATTCACTCACGTAGTTATAGCCACATCATTCGCAACATCTACAACGTGCCCAAGGATGTGTTCAACACAATTCACGACACACAAGAAATTGCAGACATGGCATCCAGTGTGGGCAACTACTATGATCGACTGCACATGATCAACTGTCGCAAAGAATTACTAGAAGAGTTTCCAGAACATGAACACATCAAGGCCATCTGGTTGGCACTCAATGCCAGTTACGCCTTAGAAGCATTCCGCTTCATGGTAAGTTTTGCCACAAGTTTGGCCATGGTAGAGAATCGTATCTTCATTGGCAATGGCAATATTATTCAATTGATCTTGCAAGATGAAGTGCTACACAAAGAGTGGACTGGTTGGTTGATTAATCAAGTGGTCAAAGAAGATGCTCGCTTTGCCGAGGTTAAGGTCGAATGCGAAGGCGAAGTGTATCAGATGTACCTGGATGTGATCCGTGAAGAAAAAGCCTGGGCTGACTACTTGTTCAACAAAGGTCCTGTGATTGGTCTCAATGCAAACATTCTCAAAGACTTTGTGGACTTTACTGCGTTCAATGCACTCAAAGAAATTGGTATCAAGTATAGCGAGCCAGCACCACGTTCAACACCCATACCTTGGTTTACCAAACACGTGGATACCAGCAAGAAACAAACTGCACTCCAAGAGAACGAATCAACTAACTATGTTATTGGAGTTATGAGTGACAGCATTGACTACGACGAGTTACCTGAACTATGAGAAACTTAATTAATTTAATGGAAGACCAAGGCGTTACAGATGCATGGTTCCGTGACGGCGGATTTGAAACTTTTAAAAAGCCTATTCCTGTTCCATATACTATTGCAAAGCAGGACGGTGTTACTAAAACTTTAGAAGGTCCTGTTCCTCATAAGAGGGGTCATTACATTATGGGCCCGGGTGCCAAAGGAGAATTTTGGCCCATGGATCCAGATAACTTTCACAGCAAGTATGATGATAACGGGGATGGTACTGGCACACCAAAAGGCGGCGTTACCAAACTGGCCAAACTGGCAGACCATGACGGTATAATTAAAGCCACTTGGGGCAACTTAGAATACACTCGTGGCAACGACTACATTGTGCGCCATGGCCCGGGTGATTACGGCCCGGTTAAGAAAGATATCTTTTTCAAAACGTACGACACATCACAACTACAAGGAAAATAAAATGAAAGCAATTGTATGGTCAAAAGACCAGTGCCCTTATTGCGATCAAGCTAAAAACTTGCTCAAGATGAAAGGTATTGAATTTGAAGAACGAAACGTTTCCAAGGATTGGACCCGTGAACAACTATTAGAAGCAGTCCCAAATGCTCGCACCGTGCCACAAATATTTCTTGGTGAAGAGCTAGTGGGAGGCTTTAATGAGCTTAGACAACGTCTCGCTTGATGGTATCACAATAGACTGGTTTCGACAAAACATTCCAGACTTTGAGACCAAGCCATTTTTTACTGCTGATTGGTTTTCCAACGGCTTGGTAAATTTTAACTTTGTTAAAGAACATGCTGAACAAAAGTTATCTAGTATCTTGGAGATTGGGTCGCACGAAGGTCGTGCCACTTGTTGGATGCTGGAAAATTTGTTGGCTGAAGATGGTACAGTAACTTGTGTTGATCCGTTTGGTAATACACCAATGAATGCATACAAGAATGATGAGTTGCCTGAACAACGTGTCATTCAAGACATACACAAGCACAATACAGATTTAATAAAGTTACCTACACAAACAGTCGAAGTCTTGCCCGTCATGAGTTATCATGGTCTGGCACAATTAATTGTTGATCGTCGAGAGTTTGATTTGATATATGTAGACGGCAGTCATTGTTCAGATGCTGTGTTAGCAGATGCTACCATGGCATTTGGTTTACTCAAACACGACGGCTACATGATATTCGACGATTATTTGTGGAACGAGTCCCCGGATGTGTTGGACCATCCTAAAATGTCCATTGATGCTTTTGTGAACATGTTTCAAAAACATATTCGCATTGGCATGATCAATTATCAATACGTTATACAGAAAGTTTAAAATGCAATTAGTAGCAGAAACAGGTAAAGTTTACACCTTTAAGTTAAACTCAGGTGAAGAGCTCATTGCTAAAGTCAGAGCAATCGATGGTGAATGCTTGACCATTGAAAATCCTGTGAGCGTTGCACCGGGACCGCAAGGGCTTGGTCTAGTGCCGTCGATGTTTACCGCAGATCCTGACGCAGAAATCAAGCTAAATAGCAATAGTGTGTCGATTTATGCACTAACTGATGATTCAGTTAAAATGAAATATATTGAAGCCACAACTGGTATCAAAGTGCCAGAGAAAAAACTAATACTAGGATGATATGCCAGCAGTACAGCGAGTAGGTGATGCAAACGGAGCCGGTGGGGTAGCCCAAGGTGGCGTTGCCTCTGTGCGTGTGAATGGGCAGTCTATAATTGTTGATGGCAACCCAGTAACCGCTCATGCACCCTGGCCACAAAGACGGAATAATCCACACCCTCCACATGCGGCAGCTACTACCACTGGCGGCAACGGCACAGTCAAAGCTGGTGGCATACCTGTAGTCACAACTGGATGCGCTGACACCTGCGGACATGCCCGTGCTGGCGGTTCGGGTGATGTAAGGGCAGGATAATGCCCAGCATACTAACACCACTACAATTGACTGCGGCGGCATCCATGTTGAGCAACAGTGGATTAAAAGGATTTCCCACAGCGTTGCAAACGGCCATTGCCACATTCAATGCCACCACAGTGATTGCTAATTTCATTGCCGCGGTGAACTTTTATAAATCTCAGTCATTTGCAACATCAAGCACGTTGACTAGTTTGTTGAGCATTGGCAGTACAGTGTGTCCAGCCTTGGGCAACAGCATACCAGCCAGCCCAGTGGGAACCTACACTTATCTCAATAGCGAATACCTGATCAACTATCTTGACCCGGTTGACGGATCAACCATTGATCCCAGTGGATTTTCTAACTTGATTGAACAAACCTGCGCGGCCTACCTGGGCGATGGTGACTATGGTCGATTCAGTCAAGGATTTGTTGCTGTGCAAGGTTATATTGCCAGCACCAACCAGTATATCAATTCGGCAGCAAATGCCAATCAATTTCTTGGCCCAACCTTTACCAACATGGATTCATTGACCACCGCAGGAATCAGTGGGGTAAACAGCGACCTTGAAAAGTTAGGTGTGGACTTGGCCAAGCAAGGTAATCTTGTGAATCTTCAGAAACTTGATCTTTACGGCACTCCTGCTGGTTTAATACAACAGACGTCTCGCCTGGCCGGGGTCAGTAGACAAGCTGTGCCTGCTGTGCAATCAGTCATGAATGCAGCAGGCCTCACAGACAGCGACATTGAAAATATTGTGACAGACAATCGTGTGGGCCTCAATAGACCCAATGGTCTCAGTCAAAACGAGTTTGATCGCATACAAAAAACTGCCTATTCAGCGTTGTCAACAGTGACAGGTGATGATCTTGCTCAAATCTTGTCAATCCTGGATGTGACTACTCCTAACATAACCAATCTGGCACAGTTGTTGGATCCTGTCAAGGTGTTTCCGTTAAGTTATCCAACCATGCTGACTCCCACGCCCACAGGAGCAGTACCTATATTTGGCACAGGTGGTAGTGTGAATTCCAGCATCACGCCCATTGTCAATTCATATCTGCCCACAGCATCGGGCTGTGATGAACTGGGCAAAATTATTCCGCCTGCTGATGCAGTGGCCAACAAGGCCATTGAAGTGGCGCTGAAACAAATCAACAACATTGTCACAACCACACTGCCCGAACTAGCGGAAACAATACTGGGCACAGTAGATCGCGACTGGGATCCAGAACAAGAATATCTTGCCAATGATGTGGTCAAGGTGGACTCAGATGTAGCACCCACATTCTATCGAGCCAAATCGCCAGGTTGTACACCGGGTAATTTTGAAGTACCAGCCGGGGTGGACATTACAGACACCAACTACTGGGCAGAAACCACACTGGGTGGACTTAGCACTATGAAAGATTTGCCGCTGATACAGGCACAAACCACACCAGTGCCAGCTAGTGTGGCTGAGTTTTTTGCAACTGAAGTGGCCACAGGCACAGGACCATGCGGAGTGCTGACCACATACGATGTGCTGGGTCTAGCACTAGACAGCAATGACTTTGCCGCAAGACTAAACACCGCCACCACAGCAATCAATGTGTTGCAAGCCGCAGGTAGTCTTGCCGCACTGAATACTGCATACTCTAACATTTTGTTGGCTGCAAACAATGCCGCAGTGATAACATTAATTGGTAATGCCAACACTGCTATTGCCGCACTCAGTGCCAATCCCAATGTGACCACCTTGAACACAGCATGGACCTACATAGCCAACTTGATGAACATCAGCGCCAAGTACACAACACAAGCCGGGGTTGATTATTTCTTATTGCAAGCAAACGATACAAATAGTACCAAGAGTTTTGTGCAAAATTTACCACAATATGGTCGACTCTCTGCCAACGGCGATGCTGCACAGTTTCTAGAAAATCTAGCAGACACCGCAACGCTGGGTGGCCAGGCAATTGTTGGTACCATGAGAGAAGGCCGCAATCAGGAACGGTTGAATGCCAGCGGCTTGTATAACAACACTCAGACACCCAGCGATGCTGTGGTAGCACCAATTCCGGTAATACTCCCAGTTAATACATAAAACGGTTACTTTGAGGTTGATTTTGTGTTGACTTTGTACACATACTGCTATATAATACAGATTGACTTATGTCATTCTATTTTAAAAGGAAAAACTAAATGAAGAAAATCTTCGCAATCTTGGCCGTGGCCATTTCCGGTACTGCTTTTGCAGCCGACAGTTTCACAGTTGAAGGTCAACATGTGAACAACGCAGGTGCCGCGGCACAACAAACTTATGTTTTAGGTGTAAAGAAAGAGTTCAGCGGCTTTGCCGGCGACTTGGCATTCTCTAACACACAAACAGAAGGTACTGGCGTATTGACCACACGCCTGGAAGCAGGTTTAACCGCCGCCGGTCCAATGGGTTTGTATGTTCGTGCCGCAACAGGACAAAAATATTCTAACACAACTGATTTTGCATACTACTCTGTAGAGCCAGGCATTGCTGCCGCAGTTCCAGGTGTTGCAGGGTTGACTGCCAAAGTTGGCTACCGCTGGCGTTCGGCGTTTGATTCCAGCGCAAGCGGAGATCAAACACACACAGCCCGTTACTCATTGGCTTATGCTTTGAGCAAGAACGATACTGTTGCTGTCAAGTATGACCGTGTCAACGGAGACAACAACCAAAAAATTATTGCAGTAGCATACACACGTGGTTTCTAAAAAGTAATACTTTAGTACTACAAAAGCCCTACTGCATGTAGGGCTTTTTTTATGGTTGACCAATAATTCCCATTTTGCTATAATATAGACATAGAGTAACAAAACAGGAGCCCAGCATGGAAAAACTCACATCAATTCAGCAACTTAACAGGTCTATCATGTTTGGCACGTGGACCGACGTTGAACTTCGAAGCATGGCCGATGCCATTCGTTTCAATCAGATCAGTCTCCGCAAGCAGGTCAAACGTAGTCTGGACGTGGGCGTTCGGGTGCGTTGGGTCAGTTCCAAGAACCCCGCAGGTGCCACAGGCACAGTGAAAAAGATTGCCATCAAGTATGTCACAGTTCGTAACGACAGAGACGGCGGCTTGTGGAAGATCCCGGCCAATATGTTGGAGATCGTTGAAGGTCAGATGGTGACAGCATGAAATTATACACACCACGAAGTTTTACATTTGATGTCATAGTTAGAGAAACTGCCGATGGCTGTATCACTAGAACCTCCAAGGGCGGACCATGGTTGCGATTGGCTATGAAAATGGCCAAGTCTGGCAAGGCCCAGTTGACCTGTGAGGGCAAAGGATTTTACGGATACGGTCGCTCTTACGATGTTGGTTATACCTGTGTAAGTTATACCGTGACGGAGATTGTATGAACTTTCGTTCTTGGTGCAGAGAAAAGTGGTACGAGCATATGGACGAACTGATCAGTTACGGGCTCAAACCACAGTTAACCGCACAAGAATATTTCAACAGATATAAATTTTGGCTCAAACGTGAATATAGACATCAACAAGGAGTGAAATAATGGGTCTCGACATGTATGCATACACTGCCGCCAAAGAACAGGCAGATTCGGAAACTGGTCAGCGTGAAATTGCCTACTGGCGTAAACACCCTAATCTGCACGGTTGGATGGAACGACTTGCGGAATCTAAAAATGTGGAGTACAGCACATTCAACGGGGTTGAACTAGGACTCACCTGGGAGGATCTAGATGAACTAGAACGTGCAGTAACGCATAATCAATTACCCTCTACCCAAGGCTTCTTTTTTGGCAACGAGTCAGATGACTTTTACAAAGAACAAGATCTTGAATTTATCAAGAAAGCCCGAGCAGAATTGTTCATGGGACTTAAAGTGTTTTATAACTCTTCATGGTAACCACTTAAATATATGAATGAAACCAACTTCTCAAACGAAAGGTTTGACAGCATAGTGGCGGCAGGATGGATCCGTGATCTAGAAAGTTCAGACAGTCGCATACACAAAGAAAAAACAATTGAAAAAGCATTGATGGCCGCCAAACTGGGCAGTGCCGATGCACAATGTTTCCTCTTTAATTGCTACCAGGCTTACAATCCTTTCTACACTTTTAACATCCGTCAGGTGCCCGAGACAGAGGGGCTGACTGATAGGCCCAATCCTTGGACAAAATTTTGGGGGTTGTTGGAGGCCTTGCGTACAAGGTCTACTACAGGTAATCGTGCTAGAGAAGCTATTGAACAAATGAGCCAACAGTTTGACTCAGACGAGTGGAACAACTTGGCTCGCCGTGTGATGATCAAGGATCTGCGTTGTGGCATTTCAGAGAAAACACTAAACAAAGTACTGGGCAAGACTGAGTACAAGATTCCTGTGTTTACTTGCCAACTGGCACAAGATTCTACAGACCAACCCAAGAAGTTGAAAGGCGTCAAACGCCTGGAAGTCAAACTGGATGGTGTGCGAGTACTGGCAGTGGTTGACGGTAGCAATGTCACCTTGTTCAGTCGCAATGGCAAAGAGTTTGAGAACTTTCCACAGATTGTAGATGCAATCGAAGATGCTCGCAAGCACTTTCAATGGGGTCGTGGCACAGGCGGACGTTTTGTATTGGATGGCGAGATTGTGGGCGAGAGTTTCCAGAAACTCATGAAGCAGGCACATCGTAAGAGTGATGCTCGAACTGATGGCATGGTATATCACATTTTTGATATTCTTCCATTAGATTCACTGCAAGAAGGTCATTGTAACATACAGCAGTACAAACGCATTGAATGGATTGAAAGTGCTCGAGATCGTCTTTTGGAAACACCTTGCTTGAGAATCATGAACGGCCTGGATGTGGATTTGGACACAGCGGAAGGGCATGACATCATGAACCGTTTTGCCCAAGACGCTGTGGCTGAAGGGTTTGAAGGCATCATGATCAAGAGTCTGGATGCACCTTATGAGTGCAAACGTTCAGACTTTTGGATGAAATGGAAACCTACTATCAGTGTTGATCTCAATATAGTGGGTTTTGAAGAAGGAACTGGTCGCAATGCGGGCCGGTTGGGTGCTATAATATGTGAAGGAGAAGACAATGACCGTAGAATTTGTGTTAATGTTGGTACTGGCTTTAGCGATACTGTTCGTGATGAGTATTGGGCCTCAAGGGATCAGTTACTTGGTCACTTGGTTGAAGTCCAAGCGGACGCAGTCACCCAAAATCAAGACGGAACCTACAGTCTCCGATTCCCGAGATTCTTGAGATTTCGAGACTTTGACGCCGGAGAAAAAGTTTGATGACACCATTGTACGAAATAGTGCTAGTGGCAGTCATGGTAACTCAGAGTTCAACAGGTGGACCTCTAACCTTGGATTATCAACCTCTAGACTACTACACGTCATGGAGCACTTGTCTTAAAGAAGAACGTAGACTGCAAGCACGACTCAAAGAACGAGAAAGAATCAAAGCCTATATTTGTTTGAAAGTTGACAGAGACTAAAGGAACAGTATGAAAATTGGATTAAGTTACAGCCGTTGTATTCGTGACATTGTGGATGGTAAAGTTGACATCAACGATGTGTTGGTGCTGATCACTCGTACGGATTTTGATCCGCATGATGATGAACAATGGGCGGGTATATGGACTGGATACGGCGGCGGCCACGTATTTGGCAATCCGTTTAGTAATCCAGAATGGATGAACTATTCTGCTGAGTATGAAGATACGTTTAGAAGCATTAGCAAACAACTTTGGGATCAAGGCAAATTTCATCAACCACGCAAATTTGGTGCTCGTCCTCACCGACTACCTTACTACTGGCTTGAAACAATCGTGGCCAATGACGAGTTAGAAAACTCGCCTACAGTTAAAGACGCATGGGACAAATTCCAAATGGTATCAGGCCTCAAAGGCACCCCATTGAAAGCACACAATGAATAAACGAGTTGGACCTATTACCCTGGACAGCGAAGCCGCTGACCGCATCACTATGCTCACTCTCAAAGAGCAAAGAGCTTACCTCAAGAAAGAACTCACAGAGTGGAAAAAGGATCCGCGCACAGATACCAATCCTGGCGGCAAGTGGATGCATCCTGAGGATGTGGAAATCAACACTCGCATGATTGAAGCATTGAATACAGTTATCAAGTACTTTGGCGAATGACACATAAATCAGCAAATGGTGTTTGCGGGCACCTATTAAATTTAATTGATGGCACTGTGGTGTTTCGGGTGTATGATTCTGAACACAACTTTGTAGACTATGATTTACATCACAGTGACTTGTGTGTTACAATCGATGATACAGATGCATACTTTTATCGAGATAACAATCGAGATATACTAGACCATGCACCTATGACATTGGGGTTAACAGATGATAATTGAAATATTTTTGTACGGTTTTATCACAGCATTTGGTTGGTGGAGTGCCACACACTATGTGATTGAGCCACACTTTCCTCCACCTATTGAAAAGAAAGCGGAACAAAAGTGAAAAAAATCTACTACGAAAAACGTGGACGCAGATATATTCCCGTGGCTGAAAACGACTATGACATGTTTGACGCTTTTCCTAAAGGATCACATCTTGTGATGTGTTACCCAGGCGGGCAAAGCAAACGCTACAACATCAATCCCAACCATGCGGCCTTGCTTGCGGCCAGTCGTGTGGCTGAGTTTGCCATGTGCGATGCTCTGCGCAAGGCCAGCGAAGTACAGCCAAGTCGTATACCTCTTACACCTGAACAAATGGCAGCTTGGAATCACTTGATCGAAGTGTTTGGTGAAGATGCCAGATCACTATCTCGGGCCAGTGCTCACGACATTGCCGAAGCAGGATTGAAAGCATTGCAGGCAGAAGCAGATCAATTAATGAAACATGCAAGTGTAAAAAGTGCATACGAACAATTCCTGTTGGTATGTGAACTGACCAGGAAGGAGAACACATGAGGTGTATCTCATCCAGGAATCTTGAAATACAGTTACCATGGGAACCAGGCCTACTGGAATGGTTACAACAACACTATCCTGCTTCGGGATATTTTTTAATAGAGGATTAACATGGCCACCATTGAAGAACAACAAAAACTCATTGAAGTTTTGAAATTTACTCCAAGAACTTACAAAGTCAGTATGTGGGGCTATGGTGGCGAAAAAGTCATGGGCACAGTAGAACGCGATGTATGGGACTACTGCATGGAGAACCAAGTTGATCTTTCTGAAATTGCCTGGAGCGATGAAGAAACTGTGCAAGATGACATGAACCTTGATGTGGACCGGTTGCCATTCCCTCCAGGCTCCTGGTATGAATGTGATGACATGGCACATGTCAATGGCGTTAGCCGCAGTGCCGGTACGCTACAGATCGAGGACGAGAACGGTACAGTCGTATTTGAAAAGAGATTAGAAGATATGGATGGAGGCAGTGACGATGTTCCTGAATGGTCTTGCAATGACGAAGCATGGATTGGCAGTAAGCCCGAGGGTACCGTGGTGTTTATTGGTAGCAGTAACGAAAAAGGCACATTCTTCGAAGGCAATATTGAACTTACACAACCCTTTGACATTACCAAACTAACTCTGGGTTACGATGACATTGACGGTGAGGAACTGGTCAACAGCGTGACCTATGATGATGAAGACATTGATAACTTCGGCGGTAGCACAGACGGTAAGAGTTCAGACTTTGGAATGTATCTTGTAATGGATAACAATACCTGGGAAACCTATGCACCCGAAGAGAAAGACTGGGGCCATCCTCCGCATGGATCAAGTCCCAGCACCTGGGAAAAGTCTAAAACATTTAAGTTCAATAAAGTCCAACCCACACTGCCTGGCTATTACAGTTGTACATGGAAGCACTTCGGCACAACATATGGCACAGCATACTGGGATGGCACACAGTTTGGCGAATGGGAATACGGCAAGTTCAATCCTATCACAGGAGAGATTGTGACTTGGTCAGGATACAACTGGGACACCGGTTCGTGGGTTAACCAACCACCAGAACCTGTAGATATTGCGTGTGACAATAAAAAATGTGGTTGGGTAGGCAAGAGTGAGGATCGTCGCACTGACGATGACTACAACGATCACTGCCCTGAATGCGACGGCACAGAGTTTACTTGGATTGACTATGACCCGGACTCAGCAGTTGGCCGAAAGAATCGTGCTAAGTACTGCGAAGAGTGGGATCCTGCGATTGCAATGGATCGAATCGTGGCATCAGCAGATGAAGAACCGGCCAAGTGGCCAGCAACAAGACCTTAAAGGAGAAAACTATGAATGATACACTTGTATTTAATGATGAACAATACCGTTCAGCAGAACAAATCAACTCGGCCATGGGCCGTGTTTACGGACACATGAGCCTAGCAGTTGTTGTGTCAATGCTGATCAGTTACTGGGTAGGCACCACACCCGAGTTGCTACAGTTCTTTTTTACCGGCATAATGAAATGGATTGTGATCTTTGCACCCTTGGCAGCCATATTTGGTGTGAGCATGGTACTGGGTAATAACCCAAGTAAACCCATGGCACAGTTATGCCTACATGGCTTTGCAGCCTTGATGGGCTTGAGTTTCTCAATGATCTTTGCTGTGTTTGCCATGGGATCAATTGTGAGTGCCTTTATGGGTGCGGCCATCTTGTTTGGTGTAATGAGTGGATATGGCTACTTTACCAAACGCAGTCTTGACAGCATGGGCAAGTTCATGATTGTAGGTTTGATCGCCATCTGTATTGCCAGTATTGTGAACATCTTTATTGGCAGCACCGTGATGCAGATGGTGATCTCTGCACTGGCTATCATAATCTTCCTTGGTCTCACTGCATATGACACACAACAGATCCGTGAAGAACTCAGTGTAGAAACTACTGATGCCGCAGAAGTGCGTGGTGCGTTGACCTTGTACATGGACTTTATCAACTTGTTCTTGAATTTGTTACAACTGTTTGGCGATAGAAAATAAACATTACTGATTTTAGAACAACAATAAGTTGACACGCCACCACTTTCTTTGTATAATGTACATGTGCATGAGCAAGGAGATTGGTGGCGATCTAATGGTATGAGCGGGGTGATCGATTCGCCCGGGCCCGACATAACCGTGGCAGGTAGATATAAGATCCACTAGGTTGAGACACTGTCCAAGATCTAGCAATAGGTCAAAACCGGCTGGTACCCGGTGTATGCTTCAGTTGGAAATCACAGTGAAAGGAAGTTTAAATGTCTGTTAAAATAGAAGCCTCTGATTCCATGCTTCCGTCCCTTGACTCTCTTAAAACAACGGCTTTGCCCATGCACAAATTATATTTCGAATTGTCAAGTGTGGACACATGGTACACTATCATGCGAGAAGCACGAGCACAGTTTGGTAAAAACTGGCGTAGTCAAGCACATGTCAAACGACGACTAGAACATGCCGGCCTTTGGCGACTAGGCAACCCTGCAGAACGGGTGTGGTTTGAAGTGCCTGATCCCAAGTTTGGAACCTGGATAGCAATTAAACATGCTGTTAGACAGGTTGACCCCACCGGTAAATAATACTCTATGATATTTGGTTTCAGCATCCTGTTCACTGCAATCTTGTTGAGTGCAGTGGCCGCTTACTACTCAGTAGCAGGCCTTACTGCCATCTTCAGTGCGGCAACTATTCCTGTGATTATCATGGGCGGTAGCCTGGAACTGGGCAAGATTGTGGCCACTGTTTGGTTGCACAACAACTGGAAACGTGCTGGATTTTTGTTCAAAGCATATCTAGTGCCAGCGGTAATGTTCTTGATGCTGTTGACCTCAATGGGTATCTTTGGATACCTTTCCAAAGCACACTCAGATCAAAGTCTAGTATCAGGCGACAGCGTTGCAAAGGTGGCAATCTATGATGAAAAGATCAAAATATCTCGTGACAATATTGATGCCAACCGCAAAGCACTTAAACAGATGGATGAGGCAGTGGACCAAGTTATGGGCCGAAGCCAAGATGAAAAAGGTGCCGACAAAGCAGTTGCAATACGAAGAGGCCAGCAAAAAGAACGGGCTAGGATACTTGTTGACATTGAAACCGAACAGAAAAAAATTACTAGCCTTAATGAAGAGCGGGCACCACTAGCGGCCGAGTTTCGTAAGGTTGAGTCGGAAGTTGGTCCAATCAAATACATTGCGGCCTTGATCTATGGAGATAACCCTGACTCAAATGTACTAGAACGTGCGGTACGTCTTGTTATTATCATGATTGTGCTGGTGTTCGATCCACTGGCACTTACATTGATTCTGGCCGCCAACAAACAATTCCAATGGGCTAGAGAAGGCACAGGTGGCTTCATACATGACGAGCCCCGGTACGAGCCCGACGATGGTCCACTAACTCAAGACCAAATTGATCAACTTGATAAATCGGTACAAGCATTCCGAACAAAGCCGCCCGATGATCCTATACCTTGCCACAAGTGTGGCACTTCTTTAGTTGATGCACCGGGCATTGGTTTGTTCTGTCCCAACCGAGAATGTGATGTTTTTGACAATGTCAAAGGTGAAGAACCCATTACCTTTACAACACCAATTAAGTACCAGTTCTTGGATGAACATCACGAACCTGATATTCATGTGTATGACAATGAACGTCTGGTATCAAAGTTTGATAAAATGCAGGAAGTTGAGCCGCCAGACGAAGAACTCAACGATGATGATGCACTCAGAGCCGCTGTCAGACAATGGAAAGCCGCCAATCCCGAAGATACGTTGAAGAATCAGCGTTTCAAATTGATCAGAGGAGAAATTTCCGAATTACCTTGGATGGGGCTATTGGCTGATAATGAATCGAGAAAAGAAATAAACAGTGGCTTTGGCACACAGTTTCCACTACATGCTGAACGAGGAGATACCTTTGTAAGAGTTGACCGTCTACCCAGTGTGGTCTATAAGTACAATGGTAACGACTGGATGGAAGTTAACAAAAATCTAACAGACAGTTATACTTACGATATTGCTTATATTGATCACCTGATAGAACGCATTACATCTGGCGAATATGATGTTGAACTATTGAGTGAGACTGAGCGTGAGCAAGTAACACAACGTTTACAACAACAAAATACAAACACATGAAATCAACAGACCCAATCACAACTTGTAGTTTTTGTGCAAAACACAAAGACGCCGTGGCTAAATTAATAGTAGGAGAAGATGTTTCCATTTGCAATGAGTGTGTGGAATTATGCGAGACATTACTCAGAGATGAAAACATAATTAAACCCGTTGAGATGACTACATTGGATCCCGAAGATATTAAAAATCATCTGGATCAATATGTTATTGGACAAGATCGAGCCAAACAAGTACTGAGTGTGGCAGTGGTCAACCACTACAAACGCATTACCAATCCTAACCCTGATATAGAAATTGAAAAGTGCAACATACTCATGCTTGGCCCAACAGGATCAGGCAAAACACTACTGGCCAAGACAGTGGCACGTTATTTAGATGTGCCGTTTGTGATTGCAGATGCCACAAGTCTTACCGAAGCTGGTTATGTGGGAGACGATGTTGAGAGCTTGATCAGTCGTTTGTTTGCAGCCGCAGGCGGCGACATTGCTAAAACTCAGCGTGGCATTGTATTCATTGACGAAATTGACAAGATCAGCCGTCGTAGTGAAAGTGCCAGTATAACTCGAGATGTGTCTGGCGAAGGTGTACAGCAGGCCTTGCTTAAACTGGTAGAAGGTACCAAGTGCAGAGTCACTCCCACAGGCAATCGCAAGCATCCTTCAGGTGACATGATTGAGATTGACACCACCAACATCTTGTTTATCGCTGGCGGTGCATTTGTGGGACTTGATAACGTGGTCAAGAATCGTGTGCAAGGAACTAGCATTGGGTTCAGTGCCAAAATCAAAGATGACACAGAAACACACTTAGATCAAGTCACACCAGAAGATCTGATCAAGTTTGGTATGATTCCAGAGTTTGTGGGTCGTTTCCCCAGCTGGGTAGCACTCAATGAACTCAGCAAAGAAGATTTAATTCGTATTTTGCTAGATGTCAAGCACAGTTATATTGCACAATACTCTTGGTTGTTTGAGCAGGACAAAGTAGAACTAGAATTCTCACCTGAGGCTTTAGAAATGATCGCAGATCGCACTATTTTAAACAAAACTGGGGCCAGAGGATTGCACAGTGAATTAGAGCGTGTGCTATTGCCACACATGTTCTATTTGGCCAGTTATCGCAAGCAAGGAATAAACCGTGTATATATTGACACAGATCAGGTAAATACTCCTACCGAACTAAAGGAAGCGAATGGAAAAGCTAAGAGGTAGATCAGTACTAGTCACAGACGGCAACGTAGACAAAGCTCTACGTAAATTTAAAAAGAAAATTCAAACATCGGGCATTTTAGACGATGTGCGAGCCAAAGAATTCTACGAAAAACCCACAACCGAACGCAAACGCAAAAAGTCAGCGGCTGCAAATCGCTGGCGCAAAAAACTAGCCGAACAGGCTTTGCCAAAGAAACTTTACTAAGTCAATTTTTTTCTGTATAATAAATAACAATGTAGTGCCCATGGTGGGGCTACATTACAAGTCATCTTGCTTATATAAAGGAGAAAACAAATGACAAAAACTCTCACCCTTCGCTCTTTCGATATTCCCGCGCTTCACAAATTTGGTATCGGTTTCGATAACATGTTTGATGATCTCATGCGTGTGAGTACTCAACAATCCACTTCAAACTATCCACCTTACAACATTGTGCAAATAAATGAAGATGAGTACATGATCAGTCTTGCTGTGGCTGGATTTGGACTCGATAATCTTTCAGTTACCAAGGACAAAAAGTTCTTGATTATTGAAGGCAAAGAGTATCAACCCGATAGCGAAAACATCGTGCCAAACTATTTGCACAAAGGTATTAGCAATAGAGATTTCCGTAGAGAATTTCAACTTGCGGACCATGTGGAAATCAGCAATGCTCACCTTGAACTTGGTATTCTAAGTGTTCACTTGCGACGTGAAGTGCCAGAAGATGCCAAGCCAAAGACTATTGCTATCACATACACTTCGTAATATAATAGTGTAAATACAGTAGGGGCACAATGTCCCTACTGCTAATAAGGAACTGAAATGGCACAAAGCGACACAAAAACACGTATCAAACCACTAGAGGCCATCAAAGAGCCGCCTTTGTATCGTGTGGTATATCTCAATGACAACCAAACCACATATGAATTTGTAGTCGAAACCTTGATTGAATACTTTGATTACACCGCGGAAACCGCAGAACAAATCACAATAGACATTCACGATGCAGGTTCGGCTGTGGTGGCAGTGTTGCCATACGAAATTGCCGAACAAAAAGGTGTAGAAGTAACCATGCTGGCACGAGCACAAAGTTATCCACTGCAAATCAAACTTGAACCAGAGATTGTGGGCTAAAAGTCAACCACAATACGTTGTGGGTGGTACACATGTTTTGAATACATGGTGCCACTTCTACCGCGACAGTTGTTGACAAACCGTATGCCTGACCGAGTTTGATCTATTGAGCCGTGATAGTGACCAAAACACCAGGTATGAATCTTGTTTTCAGTGTCAGCGGCCATGGCCTGCATCATGAGTCTGTTGCCCATGGTATTAAATTTCATGTGACCTTCTAGATCAATATCATGTGCAATCAAGGCAGGATCAGGCACAGTATGAGTAACCATCACAATCTTTTGCACATCTGTATGCAGTTGCAGTTTCTGTACACTAGCAATCATGTAGCTGGCATCCGTGTTGCTCATCCTTGCTATGCTTTTGGTAGCACCGGCACTCATATGATATTTTTCCTGACACCATTGATCCACTTGTTCAGGATCAATGCCAAGGTCAAAATCAAAGCCAAACCAACCGTTGGTGCCTAAAATAGCAACGCCGTCGACAATTACCACGTTATCTTGTAAATACACTACATTGGGTATGCGCCTAATGCGCCGCACAAGATCACTGTAGCTGGAACCAAGATCTTCAAGGTAACTATAATGCTCATCATTTCCGTCAATATAAAACACAGCCTGATAACATCTACCAAGATGTCTAAGAGTACGTGTGACTGTGTCGCGGTCTCGGGCAATATCTCCGGCCAAAACACACACAGGACTGGTAGCCCGATGATCCCAATCAAATTGGCCCCAGGTTTCTACGTGTAGGTCGGAAATTAAATCAAATGCAAAACTCATGATACATATTTAAAAGGAAACAACATGAACATAATATTTGGCGATGCCATTAAAGAAATCCCGGACAGTTTTACAATATTAGAACTAGACACGTTTCGTACTCCCAATCAAGAGATTCGAACCGCGTACTGTGTGGTAGAAACCATACCACTGTCTGAATTTGCCACACTAGATGACTATAAAAAAATACATGCAGATCTTGTGAAATTCTATCGGGAACGGCAATGGAACTATTGTGAGAATGCAATAGAAGGACTCATGGGCCGTTGGAACGGTGAGATTGACACATTCTACACCAATCTATTGAGTCGTGTGATGCATTTCAAAGAAAACCCGCCATCTGATGACTGGGATGGATTTACTGGAGTCATGTGACAGAATTGGGCAAAGCAAGTAGACTTTGCATGCGTTGATTGTAGTCGGTTATAGCACTATCAAAATTCTGTTTGAATTCACCAATCAATTGGTCGTGCCATTCTGCTGAGAAAAATCTTTGTTGATTATACTCAGCAATTGATCTTAGTGCAGCATAAACTTGTTGTTTAGCATCATGCGGCAATGTTGTAATGCGTTTCATCTCGATCAAAATGGCTTGCAGCCTTTGTGCAGGGTCGGCAATGGTGTCGTAGGTTTCATCGATTATGTTATGAAATGTTTTGAACCCGTAACCGCGAAGATATTCCAGACTGCCCTGTGTGGCTGCCAGCATAAACGGATGTCCACAAGCAATTGGTCTAAGTATTTTTTCTGTGAGCTGTAATCTATCATCATCGAACAAGGTTTCTAGCACAACTTCTATATTGGTAGTTTGATAATCATGCGCACAGTAATCAGCACTTGAGTTACTATCACTTGTGTTGTGGAAAAAATACTGCTCAAGATCTTCTCGTTGGATTTGGAATTTTTTATTTTGAAATTGATGTTGACGATAATCAACGGAATCTTCACTGTTGAATCCCATGTTGCAATATGGATGCAGTTCATGCTGAACCACTAGTTCAGCAAATTTTAATCTATATTCTCTAGTGCCTGACCAAGCACGGTTGTATATCAAAAAGTCTTTGTGTGGATTTCGTTTTGATAATAACAAATCATGTTGTGCATATCTAAACCAATCTCTAGCAATCACGCCGTGACACCACCAGTATACTGACACAAAATCTATGTCTTGATACTTTTTCAAATTATTTGATCGTTGTTCAGAATGTATTAACAAAACTGGAACTTTATAAAGTGAAAAAGCGTGAATCATCTTGAGATTTAGGTATTGTGTAATTTTTCCTGATAAGTCTTTAACCATGTTTGTAACAAAATCATCTTGATCTGGCATGAGTTGGAAATCGGGATACAACGATTCAAATACGTCTTGCGACGAATAGAGATCGAAATTCAATGGCTCTTGATCATGAATGAATATGTTTTTTCTATTTGTTACATTTTGATGTTGTTCTAGGTATGTCTTACTAAGATCATTTGATTTTCCTAGCTTGGTGATATCGGTGATTTTTCTTGAGCCATGTGGAAAAAAGCCATAAATTACTAGATCGTGATGGTTGCAAACATCATGTAAAAAGTTGTATAATCTATGTAAAGGAACACTCATATGAAAAAAATTGGATTTATTGGTATCGGCAAACTAGGACTTGACTGCGCGGAAGTTATGGCAGAGAAGCACGAAGTCAGAGGCTACGATATTTACCCGCGCACTAGCGACTCAGTAAAAGTTTGCGATATTGATGAATTGGTCAATGAAAGCGAATGGATTTTTATTGCTGTGCCTACCCCACATGCTGAAGGTTATGATGGGTCTGTGCCCAGCTCACATATGGAGCCCAGAGACTTTGGTCATGATGCTGTGATCAGTGCTATCAACAGTGTCAACAAGTACGCAAAATCACCAAAGAAGGTTGTGTTAATCTCTACAGTATTACCTGGCACAACACGTCGCAAGTTTTATCCACTGTTAGACAAACAACATCAGTTCTTGTACAATCCTTATTTGATTGCCATGGGATCAGTCAAGTGGGACATGGTCAATCCTGAGATGGTCATGATTGGTACCGAAGATGGCAACCCCAATGCACTAGCCGGCGAGTTAATTGACCTGTACAAGACCATGATGGTAAATGATCCTCGCTATGAAATTGGCACCTGGGACGAATGCGAAGCTATCAAGATCTTCTACAACACATTCATTTCTGCCAAAGTTGGCCTGGTCAACATGATTCAAGACTTTGCACTACGTATTGGTCATATCAACGTTGACGTTGTGACAGATGCTTTGGCACGCTCAACCATGCGTATCATGGGACCTAAGTACATGACAGCAGGCATGGGCGATGCAGGCGCTTGCCACCCACGTGACAACATTGCACTGCGTTGGTTGGCCAAAGAATATGACATTGGTTATGACTTGTTTGACACAGTGATGCATGCTCGTGAAATCCAAGCCAAGAACCTTGCCATGTTCCTGGTTGAACAGGCCAAACAACACAGCATGAGCATTGTGATTCACGGCAAGGCCTACAAACCTGATGTTGAATATTGTATTGGATCATACTCTACGCTGGTAGGACACTATGTTAAACAAGCAGGACATGATGTGAGATATCTTGACCCATTGGCAGATGATCCTGCTGACGTTATTTCAGAATTGGCTGGTCCTGTGGTCATCCTGTGGGCACACAATCGCAAGATCACTTATGAGTACACCGGTGATCAACTTGACACATTGCCGTATTGCCCAATTCCACATGGTAGTGTGGTGGTTGATCCATGGCGTAAACTGCCACAGATTGAGAACTTGACCGTGGTACATTATGGTAACACACGCAATTCTTAAATATCATATTCCCAAGTTTTGGGATGATGAGTTTAAAGAACTGCTCTACATCAACGAACAATTCAATGATGCGGAAAGCCTCGAACGTTGGACCGCTCAGGGCTATGCCAACCGATTCACTGGAGACATGTGTGACATGCGCAGTACTCAACCTAGTTGGAATGATCGTTTTGTCAACATCTATCGTGAACTAGGTTGGAAAGATATTGGCACCAGTTACTATAGAATGGGCACAGGTACGATTCTTCCAACTCACGGTGACTTGTATTTGCGTTATGTTGACTTGTTTAATCTTCAGGGCAAAGAGCAACGCATACGCAGAGCCATTGTGTTCTTGGAAGACTGGAAACCTGGGCATTATGCAGAATACAATAGCACGGCCAAGGTTGATTGGCGAGCAGGAGATGTAGTCGAGTGGTGTTACGATGCGCCACACATGGCTGCCAACCTTGGGCTAGAACCGAGGTACACATTACAAATCACAGGATGGGTATGATTAACAGTCACGACGAGTGGAGTCCACTAAAACGCATAGTAGTAGGTTCGGCCACCGACGCTAACTGGCCTGTAAATGATCCTGTGTTTGCCAAAGAATCAGAAAAGACAACCTGGAAAGAAACACCTGTTCCGCGTGGACCTGTGCCCCAGTGGATAATTGACGAAGCCAACGAAGACCTGGATATTCTAGCAACGACCCTGATCGGTCTAGGCGTAGAAGTAGTGCGTCCGGATCCACTCAACTTTCAGACCCACGATGGCATGTACAATTATTGCCCACGCGACAGGCTTCTTGTACACGGCTCAACTATTATTGATCCTGCCATGATGTATCCTTGCAGGGACATGGAATTACAATGCTATCATGACATTGCGGATGAAGCAGAAAATTATTTGTTCATGCCTCGAAACGAAGGTATGGTGTTGGATGCTGCCAACATACTGCGTCTTGGTCCCGACAAACTGTTGTATCTAGAAAGTGCCAGCGGTAACAAAGCCGCTTATTATTGGTTGCTGGCCAATTTACCAACCAACACCAGCATTGAACTATGTAATTTTTATGCCGGTGTGCATATTGATTCAACTATTGTGCCTTTGCGTGAAGGTTTGGTCATGCTCAATGCTAGTCGTGTAACATTTGATAATGTACCTAGAGTGTTTGATGGGTGGCACAAAATTTGGGTAAACGATGTGGTAGCACAAGGATTCCACGAATATCCTTATGCATCAAAATGGATTGCCATGAACATGTTGGTGGTAGATCCAAACACAGTCATATGCGACCGAAACCAAACCGAATTGATTAAAACGCTCAAAAGTTATCGATTCGAAGTGATACCTTTAGAACTACGCCATAGTCGTACACTGGGTGGTGGCTTTCATTGTGTAACACTGGATTTAGAACGCGGTTGACCATTAATTTCAAATGCTGTATAATTATAGCATGACTACACCTAAAATTGGCTTTTGTTGCAAGTGGCTCAATGATCCCACAGAATGTGGGGGCATGAAAGTCAATGCAAAGGACCGTGACTTAAACGGCAGATCAACTACCATGCGGTGGCTTCGCGAACACAAAGACGAAGCAGAACAACGCCAATGGGACATCATGAATCACAATGCATCGGCGGCTGTGAAGATGATTGAGCGTGTGGCCACATTGCCAGAAGGCAGACGCATGGTGCGACTGGGCAGTGAAATGCTACAAGGCTACACTGAACCATCGTGGATTGACTGGTGGCAACGTACTGAAATTCAAGATCACTGTACAAAGATATTTGCTCCTGTGGGCGAGACAGCAAAACGTCTTGGTGTTAGACTAAGTTTCCATCCTGGGCAGTTTTGTGTGCTGGCTAGTGAGAGTGATGAAATTGTAGAACGCAGTATCTTAGAGTTTGAGTATCATGCAGACATGGCTCGTTGGATGGGCTATGGTCGTGAATGGCATGATCATGGATTTAAAATTAATGTGCATTTATCGGGTAAAGGTGGTCCCGCTAAATTCCTGAAGACCTTGGGTCGTCTCACTCCAGAGGCCAGGAACTTGATAACCATCGAGAATGACGAGATGACAAATGGATTGGACACTACTTTGGCTGTGGCTCAGCATGTGGCTCTTGTGTTGGATGTACACCACCACTGGATCAACAGCGGCGAATACATCGAACCGCAGGACGTTCGTACAAGTAGGGTTATTGACAGCTGGCGCGGTGTTCGTCCTGCAATGCATTTTAGTACTAGTCGCGAGGACGTTTTGGTCGACCATGATCGAAGCGTTCGACCAGACCTTGCTGAACTTCTTGCTAGAGGTCATAAGAAGCAGAAGCTCCGAGCACACAGTGACTTCTGTTGGAATTCAGCTGTGAACGACTGGGTCTTAGGCTTTCGTGATCAGTTTGATATACAAGTAGAAGCCAAGGGCAAAAACTTGGCAAGTGAACAACTGTATGAACAATATATTTCTCAACATCTTTGATTGGATTCGAAGTGACTACAAAACTAACCCACTTAGGTTTTTCGTGGAAGTACTGGCTTGGGCTGTGTCTATTGGGTGCAGTATTACGATGGCTGCCACTGTACCTAATCCCCCTCTCGTGGTACTTTACCCTATATGGATTAGTGGTTGTGCTATGTATGCTTGGGCTAGTTGGACTCGTCAATCGTTTGGTATGTTGGCCAACTACATCCTCTTAGTCAGTATTGACACAGTGGGCCTAATTAGAATGCTATCTTAGTAATATCATTGTAATATATACGCCTATAAATAAATGCAACCGACCACAATGATAGAGTGGCACTGGAACTCGTAACCAGTAGATACCCCAAAATTTGGGGTATTTTTTGTGTCATAAAACTGTCAAAAAATCACGGTCACTAAATACTGAATGAAACCCACCATAGCCCTTTTCCTGCACGACCCTAAGTGCAGTGTACAAAGCGGCAATGGGCTCATGCGAGCCCTAGGCGATCATTACAAGTTCAAAATATTTGGTAAAAACAAATTAGAAGACGTGTTCTTTGACGACGTAGACATGATTGCTGTGCCTGGCGGCTTTGGTGATGCTGATTCATTTGAATCACTTTTTAAACACAATGCCGACCGTGTGCGACAATTTCTTGCTCGTGGCGGCCGATATCTGGGCATCTGCATGGGCGCATACTGGGCCGGCAGCGAGTATCTTGATATCTTAGATGGTGTGGATGCAGTACAGTATATCCGACGTCCCGGCACAGATACACATAGACCACATGCCAAGAACTTGCCTGTACTGTGGCGAGATCGGTATGGAAACATTGAACCTTGGAGCATGTTTTTTTATGACGGCTGTGCCTTGGTGGGCGACAAAACCAAGTTTAAGACTATGGCCACATACATCAACGGTGATGCTATGGCCATTATACAAAACAACATTGGATTAATTGGTTGTCATCCTGAAAGTGAACAATTCTGGTACGACAGTTACTCCTGGATGCGTGGTCGATATCATAGGGGTCAACATCACACACTGTTGTTGGATTTTGTGGACCAAATGTTTGTAACAAAATAGTAACACAAATATGCCTAAATACTAGATGCCAAAAATATACCGCAGTATTTTTATCAGTGATGTGCATCTTGGCACAAGAGACTGCAAGGCAGAAGAACTAAACAATTTTTTAAAGCACAACTCGTGCGATACCCTGTACCTAGTGGGTGACATCATTGACGCCTGGAAGATACAACAAAACCGGTGGCGATGGAAACAAAGCCACACCAATGTGGTACGTCGTATACTGGGTCATGCCAAACGCGGCACTCGCGTGGTATTCATAGCAGGCAATCATGATGAATTCCTGCGTCCCATGATACCATATGGTTTTAGTTTTGGACTAATAGAGATTCAAAATCAAACTGAACACATTGGTGCAGACGGCCGACATTATCTTGTGGTGCATGGAGACCTGTTTGATGGTATCACAAGACTGGCACCGTGGATAGCATTTTTAGGAGACCGAGCATATGACTTTATTCTTGCGCTTAATAGCCGATTTAATTGGCTACTGCATCGTTTTGGTATTGGGTACTTTAGTCTTAGCCAGTACCTTAAAAAGCGAGTAAAGAAGGCTGTAGACTTTATTTTTCACTTTGAAAAAAATCTAGCCAATTACTGTCGAAAGCGCGGCTACGACGGTGTCATATGCGGACACATACATCACGCAGAAATAAAAGAGATCAACGGCGTGATTTACATGAATGACGGCGATTGGGTTGAGTCATGCACAGCACTGGTAGAACATCATGACGGTGCTTGGGAGATTGTAACATGGACACGAAAAAATGACCAAGAAGATACTGATAATAACAGACAACTTACCGGATCAGATTAATGGTGTGGTCACCACTTACAAGAACATTGAGGCTTGTGCGGTACTGGATGGTTATACTGTGGATTATATTGACCCCGGGCGGTTCCGCTATGTTGATTGTCCTGGCTACAACGAAGTCAAACTTGCCATTCCGCGGGCAATGGGCAAGAAGATCGAAGAGATTGATCCGGATCATATCCACATCGCCACAGAAGGTCCTCTTGGTCTGTGGGCTAGAAAGTATCTTTCAATATGCGATTATAGGTATAACACCGCTTATCATACTAAGTTTCCTGAAGGTCTAAAAAAGTTATTTGGTATTCCCGAAGCAGTGACTTGGCCGCTGGTGCGTTGGTTCCACAAGCATTCGGGAAAAGTTCTAACCACAACCGAAACCATGGTACGTGAATTACAATCACACGGGTTTCGGGGCGAAATTGTTCCGTGGACTCGTGGTGTAGACCGTACAATCTTTAATCCCACTCACAGACAAAAAACTATCAGTCGCTACATCTTGTGTGTTAGTCGTGTAAGTAAAGAAAAGAATCTTGAAAAGTTTCTTGAGATGGACTATCCAGGTTTCTTAAAAATCATGGTAGGTGATGGACCCATGCTGGAAACCTATCGTCGGCAGTATCCTGCGGTTCACTTTACAGGATTCAAAACAGGAGTAGATCTAGCCAAATACTATGCCAATGCCGAAGTATTTGTGTTTCCTAGCCAGTGGGAAACATTTGGCATTGTAATGATCGAAGCCATGGCTTGCGGCACACCTGTCGCTGCATATCCATGTCAAGGCCCAGAAGATGTTATTGACGAAGGTGTCACTGGCTGTATGAATGCGGACTTAAAGCAGGCCGTCACTGATTGTTTGTTTTTGAATAGAAATCAAGTATGGTCGGGTAGTCAACGTTGGTCATGGGATCGTGCCTGGGCGATATTCAGAGACAATCTAATTCCGGCGAAGCCGAGCAAGTCCTAGTGTTCTGAACAGGCTGAGCCACATCCAGCCTATATCAAATTCATACCAGTTCTTAGAGAGGCGGGCACTCGCTGGGTCCAAGTGGTGGTTGTTGTGCAACTCTTCACCGCCAATAACAATACCCCAAGGCACAATATTACGACTATGATCTTTAGTTTTGCCATTTCTATATCCAATCCAATGTCCAACGCCGTTTATGACTCCGGCTGCCCAGAAAGGTATCCATATCATCTGGATGCCCCAGATTACCGGACCCCACCATCCAAACACCAAGACGTCTAGCACAAAGAGAATGCCAATGCCAAGTCTAGAGTAAGGCTGGTATACGTGAAGCTCCATCCAATCAGCAGGAGTACCACGACCGTATGTATCAACCATAGTTTTATCTTTTGATGCCGCATGATATAGTACTGCCCCTTTAAATAATACCTGCCATATACCGTACACATGAGGGGTATGCGGATCACCTTCCACATCACTGTATCTGTGATGCTTGCGATGTATGGCCACCCATTGCTTGGTTACCATGCCTGTGGTCAGCCATAACCAAAATCTCATGAAATGTTCAAGTGCAGGATGAAACTCTATGCCCTTGTGGGCCTGGCCACGATGCAAATACAAAGTGACACAGACGATGGTAATGTGTGTCATTACCAATGTTGCTATTAATTCTATCATTGTGTATTTAACGAAAAAGCCCCTCTCGGGGCTGATTTATTTTGCAGGGGGTTTCCGTACTCGGGGCTTCTTGGCCGCCACTGCTGGTTTCGCAACAGGTGCTGCTTTGGGACGAGCCGGTGCTCTTGGCTTTTTGGCAGGAGCAGTTGTGGCCACTGGAACGGGTTCCGGAGCAATTTCACTTGCCTTGGGAAACGGCCAATCAGTGCTGGGTGCCTCAACTTTGTACGGTGCTGAAGTATCTGGGTGTTTTGGTTTGGCAAAAAAGCCTTTTAAAAATCGTAGCATAATGTTCTCCTGTATAGTTATTTATTAGTGATAGCTCACTAGAGAAATGTGTTGCATTGCAACATCATTGTCATATATAATAGTACATAGGACGCTGGATAGGCCGGGTCCTATGGCAACTTGCTTAATTAAGGAGAACATTATGTTTACAGCAGACGCATTCATCGACACCGTTCAAACCGGTAAAAAAACTTTCGTTAACACATTCGTCACAAACGAAACCGCCAAAGAAGCAATGATCAAGTTCATTGATTCACAAGCAGAGTACACCAAAAAGGCCGCCAAGGTTGGCATGGATGCATTCACCACAGTCACAAGCGAAGCTGTTAAGGCCGCTCAAGAAGCTACCAAATTTGACTATGTGAAATTTGGCGAAGGCATCATGAAGGCTTACACAGCCCAAACAGCCAAAGCAAAGTAATACTCAAGTACTACCAAAAAAGCCCCAAAATCTGGGGTTTTTTTATGGTTGACCAATAAATGCCCAAATGCTATAATATACACATAAACAGCAAAAAGGAGCCAGATATGAAAGCACTACAAGCCTACATTGATCGTCAAAATAAGTGGAATGTAATTTTTAAAGGTCGTCAATATGAGATTGATACTTTTGAAGGTCGCAAGCAAGTGGCTCAAATGATTGATGCCGCACTGAGTCCTGAAAATTTGACCTGCGATGGTGAACTACCCCGTAGTCAGGTGCAAGCCCGTTATCGTGAATTGACTGCCGCGGCAAAGGATCTGATTAAGATGGATCCAAGGGTTGCCCAGTATATGTACGAGTTTGGTTGACCAATAAATCCCAATTTGCTATAATTACACTATTATGAAGCCCATACATTTCACACTAGCACCCGTAAAGGAACGTCGTCATCGAGCTCTGTTCGATTCGGCTCTGCCGTTCCGCGGTCGTGTGGAACGTCCCAAGACTGAGTACCGGCGCAAGCCCAAGCACAAAAATCAAGGTGAAGAATGAAACTGGTTATACCTCTGTTGCTGTCACTGTTGGTAGGCTGTGCTTCACAATCTAGTACACCACCAGCGTCAGTTGCGGCCATGCCCAATGACTGTGCCAATCGACAAGCAATTATCAATTGGCTAGAAACTCAATCCGCAATTCCTCGACAGGCCTTTGAAAGTGAAAAACACTATGAACAAACACGCTCGCAGATTCGTCACCGCTTGTGGCATGTGCGTTATAACTGTCAGCCTGTCTAGTGGTTGTGCCACTCACCCAGATGCCACCCGCATACCCATGGCCACAATAGATCTTAACCACTTTCAAGTTGACTGTAGGGTCAAAGATCAGCAGGTGGCCATGTTGCAAGCCATGCGTCAAACACCCAACGAACAATTTGGCAGTCGCATGCGAGCCATGAATCCTTTTGTTTGGACCAGCGACCATGATGTGGCATTTAACAATCCCAACAAATACATCAACTATCATCTCAACAATTTGAGGTATTGCCCATGAAACGACTTCTACTTGCCGCACTGATACCTGCCAGTGTCATGGCAACTGAGTGTGTGCTGAATGATCGAACTGTGACAGCCAGTGCCGCGCAAATTGAAGAACGATCTGGTCTACGTCAAGAGGTCGTAACAGCACCAGATGGTGCTCGTAGATGCATTGCAAGTTTCAAAGCCAGAATTGGCGCCTCGTGGTATTGGACACAAGGACAATATGACTGGACAGATGGTCGTCCCCGGGCAGAAGCCTGTGCAGTGGCAGTGGCCCGAGCAGAAGATGCAGTCAAAACACAAGTTGAACCCACTCATGTTCGCAGTGAAAAGGTTATGATTTGTACAGACCAAAAAGATTTAGAGTTGCTTCGCAGTACCAATCCAGGTAGTGTGGGACGACTACACCAATTCCGACCTCATCCAGATTTTCCAAAGAGATTCTGGCATAATGGTGCCCAGTGCAAATTCTTTTTGGATAGTGCATTTCGGAATCAAGACGTTTATACCTATCAGGGTGTGATATGTCTGGTCCAAAAGGATCAATGGGTAGTGGTTGACAAGTTTTGACCATTTGTGTATAATAGAAGTATCGTGTAACTAACCTGAAAGGTTTTGTATGTTAATCAAACGTTTATCCGTGTTAGCAGTAGCCACAAGTCTTGTGGCATGTGCAAGCACCACGGCACCAAAAGCCGAAACTGCGACTCCCACTCCGGTGGCTCGTGTGGTTGAAATAGCGCCGCAAGTGGTCCCTGTGCATGCTTATGCAATGCCGGCTCGCCAGGCTCGTGTGGTGCCACAAGCACCTGAGTGGTATGTCCGCATGCCAGAAGACACCGCAGACATGACATTTGCTGTGGGTACTGCAACATCAACAGATGAGCAGATGGCGTACGACAAAGCACGTATGGCCGCAGAGCGCAAACTAGTTGAACAAATGTATGCTAGAATCACCACACAGACCAACAGCTTCAAGGCTGATCGTGGTAGTGCTACAATTGAAAACTACCAGCAAGTCACACGCAAAAATGCACGTGGCGAACTGAGTGGCGCCCAACGTGTGGATAGTCAAGTCACACATGATGGACAATCCTACAAGGTCTATGTACTATTGCGACTGCCAGTAGGTGCCAGCAACACAATGCAAACACGTCGTGATCAACAACGTATGCAACGTGAAGGGGAAACCCGTGGTCGTGCCGCAGAGCGTGACATGGACACAAACGAAGCACGTGACGCACGAATTGAACAAGAAAATACTCGTTCACTTGAACGCAGTCTTGAACCCCAGAGCCGAGTTACCCCTGTAACTGTACCTACCACTTCGGGAGAACTTAAACTACTGGATGTTGACAACGCTGAATATCGGCAAAAACGAGCAGAAGCACTACAAAAACCAGGTGCTGTAGTAGGACAGACAGTAGTTAGATAAGTCCAAAAACGGCGTATAAATACAAGCGGTGTTACCACACCGCTTTCTTCACTTTAAAATGACCACCGAAACCACACAAACAATTGAGCAGACCCACACCCAAGCCTTGGCCGATGCAGGAATGTATGTTTTTATGGGGGAAGTTGATCGCGACAACATCAAACCCATAATTGAATGGATCCTGCACGAGAACTTTGTGGCCAAGAGAAAACGCAAAGAACTCTTGTTGATGATTTGCTCCGAAGGCGGAGACATGAGTTCTGCATTTGCCTTGATTGATGTCATGCGCAGTTCTGTCATTCCTATCAAAGCTGTGGGACTGGGGCAAATTGCCAGTGCCGGATTGTTGATCTTTTTGGCAGGAACACCGGGTCGTAGAACGCTTACTCCAAACACAAGTATTATGAGTCACCAATATGCCTGGGGCAGTGATGGCAAGCATCACGAGCTGTTGGCCACAATCAAAGAGTTTGAGCTAACACAAACCCGTATGGTACAGCACTACATAGATTGTACAGGTCTAAACGAAGAACAAATCAAACAACACCTGTTGCCACCGCATGATGTTTATTTGGGTGCGGATGATGCCTTGCGGTTGGGCATCTGCGACCATATCAGCCAACTGTCTCGTTAGCCCTTTTTCTTACGTCCCAGCGTCTTTTCGTCAAAGTCGGGCTCTTGACTTTGTCTGGATGCTCGAGCACCCGGACCAGACAGTCTAGGTTCCTGACCTACCTGATCAAGTTTTGCATTTTCAGCATCAGTATCGCCTACCGCAGTAACGTCCACATCAGTATCTTTGTCACCACCGCCATTGTAACTAAAACTCACACGACCAATAATACCTGTGGCTGAATAACACTTGGTAGCATCCAGTCCCACAGTGCCCTTAAAGTCTGGTGGGTATTTGCTGGTAAACCCAGTGACAGTATAATTGCCGGCTTTTTCTGACCCGTTTAGATGTAACTGAATAATAGGACTAGAGTTCAAAAACTTCAAACATGCTTTGCCAAACTTTGGGTCCTGGTTGATGTTTTTAGATACTCGTCGAGCCAAAGCAGCCAATGCATGGTACCCTGTGTTGTAACGGGGATTATCTGTTTTGGCATTGATGTCGCCCATGAGATCTAGGATAGCCGGATTGGTAGGTGTGGCATTGGTTTTAACCAATTGCTTGATTTCTGCTCCGGTTTCCTGATCAATGATGCCTTGCTCTACGCCATACACAATGGGAAAATCTAGTGAGCTTAACTGACCAACACGTTCAATAACTTCTACCTGGTCTGCGTATTCTGTTAGCAATTCTGTCATGTCTTTTTGTCTTGCAGTTTTGACACCGTCTGAAATGTTCTTAACTGAGGCACTGGCACCTTTTTCGCCTTTGCTAGAGATACCAATCTCAACACCGCCTGGATGCAACAAGTAACTATCAACCAGGAGATTGTTTTTACCAGCTGGGAAATTAATTGCGCTTCCATCATAGGTACCGTCTTCGCCAAGTATATCTTTACGTGCGGCCTCGGCACCCACGCCCATGTTCATACCTTGTATCAAAGCAATAGGCCCAATAGTTTCACCGAGATCATCACGCACAGCAGTGACCATGTCGCCCATGTTTTCAAACCTGGGCAATTGACCAGCCAGCAACTGATCCATACCTGGGCGTACTTTGTCAATGCTGGACATTTGATCGGGTGTTATTCCTGGTCGAGTGCCCATAGCGGCCACAGTATCTGCTGGTGTAGCAAAGATTGAATTTTCGGGAAATAAATCTGCTGGTTTGAGTTTGTAGTAGGAACCTTTTAAACTTACCGCTTTGTTTAACTGCCAGCCGCCAGGCAACTCAGAGTTTTTCCAGAAACCTGCCATGTCAGGTTTGATCTCGCTGAAAAATCTACCAAAATATGTTTTTTGGCCTGCCGCAGGACCGTTAAATGTTAAAATAGCAAAGGCCTTGCTGGCTTGTGTAGGTTTGTTACTCCAGGTAATACTGGGATATTGGTTGAACAAATCTGCACCTGTTTGCGACATTTCATCATAGTTGGCATAGGCACCTGGCATGCCAGGAAAGTAATCAACCTTGTCAAATACAATTTCGGCGGTGGGATTATCTTTGGATCCTTGAAAAAACGAGTCGCCCTGATCACGATACAACAATCCGCGACTTTTTTCCATGATAATATTGATAAGATCTCTCATTGCGTTTTCCAAATAATTATGTTATACTTATGCTTTCAACAAGGAGACCCTATGCCAAATCTAGTACCAATCGTGCTTGAACAAACCTCAAAAGGTGAACGCAGTTATGACATCTACAGCCGATTGCTAAAGGATCGTGTGATCATGCTGGACACAGAAGTTTCAGAACACACTGCCAGTTTGCTGGTAGCACAAATGTTGTTTTTGGAAAGTGACAATCCAGACAAAGATATTTCCTTATACATCAACTCACCTGGAGGATCAGTCACAGCAGGCATGGCCATCTATGATACCATGCAGTTTATTAAATGTGATGTACAGACCATTGTGATGGGACAGGCCTGCAGCATGGGAAGTCTGCTAAGTACAGCAGGAGCCGCAGGCAAACGTATGATCCTGCCCCATGCCCGACACATGATTCACCAACCATCAGGTGGTGCTCATGGACAAGCCACAGACATCCAAATCCAAGCACGTGAAATTCAAAAGATGAAAGAATATCTGACCACGATCTATGTCAAGCACAACTCAGCGGGTAAAACCTTTGAGCAGTTGAGTGCAGACATGGAACGTGATTTCTTTATGAGTGCTCAAGAAGCCCTGGACTACGGACTAGTGGACAAGATACTTGACCGCCGTGCCTAACTCAAACATATTCTGCAATACTCCGTGGTATGAGCTACACATCTATTGGGATGGTAGTTTAGGTATCTGTTGTCAAGAGTCTCACAAACTCTATGACGACAACAGTTACAACATTGCCACGACTAGTATTGCAGAATGGTTTAACTCTGACCCTGTACGACATTTTAGGCAAGGTGTCTTGGGCGATCGCCCGGTGAGTGCGTGTTCTAGATGTTATCAAGAAGAGATCGTGGGCGGCAATAGTCGTCGCATCAAAAGCAATCAAAAAAGTGTTATCTTCCAGCAGGCGTTTGAGGACAGTTTTGAACAAAGTCCTGGCCGTAGACATTTTGATGAGTCTGGAACCACTGGTACCCATCCCATTGACATACATGTGGATCTTGGAAACTATTGCAACCTGGCCTGCAAGATGTGCGATGCTCAGGCGTCCAGTATCATTGCTTCACAACAGGTCAAGTGGGGGATTGAGTCTAGTAGACAATACCTTGGCACAGATTGGACACAAGATCAACAGGTGTGGAACAGTTTCCTAACGCAACTGATACACATACCTAAATTAAACAACATTCACTTCATGGGCGGTGAAACACTGTTGACTCGCCGCTTTGAGGATCTTGTGGATCACTTGATTGCACATGATCGCCTGGATGTGTGTTTCTCTTTTGTGACCAACGGTACTACATTCAAGCCTGAGTTGATGACCAAACTAAAAAAATTTCGCAGAGTGGGCATAGAAGTCAGCATAGAAACTGTGGATGCACACAATGTTTACCAACGTCAGGGCACAGACAATCAGTTGGTCATGGCCAATCTTGATCGATATCAAGATTTGTGCAACGGATCAAACATAACACTCACAGCAAGACCTGCGGTCAGTGCCCTAACCATTGGATACTTTCCGGGACTGCTGGAATACTGCTTGGATAAAAACTTAATAGTCAAGAGTTTGTTGGTTACCAATCCACAATTCTTAAACGCAGTGATCTTGCCCGACACAGTGAAACAACAATATCTCAAGCATTATCAAGTTCTACTAGACAGATTAAATAGTGTACAAGTTCCCAAGGACTACAATGCCAGTGATCCAAACAATCATGACATGATTGTGAAAGAACAGGTGCAAATGTGCATGAATATTTTGCGTCAACCGGCGCCCCCAGACGTAGAACAACAGCGCAAACTCATGGTAGAGCATTGTCGCAAATGGGATCAGGTATATGGGTATGATGCTAGAACATTGTATCCGGAACTGGCAGAGGTATGGACACAGTATGACTACTAAAGTAAAAATGTGTGTGACGTTGGACCCAGTGGGCAAGCCCTGGATAATTGCAGAAGCCAATGGCCGAGGGCAACTTCAACAACTGTTGACCACAACTGATTTCAGTTTTGACTTTAGAGCAGATGATAGTGGGTATTTAAAAATCACACACTTTGCCAAAGCAGATCACGATCACGATACCGCGGTGATTGTGAAAGAAATCAAATTTTTTGATATCTCGGATCCCAGATTTGTCTGGGCTGGGATATACTATCCTGAATATCCTGAACACTATCCCGATAAGACATCTCCGTTGCCAGGGCATGGATACCTTGGATGGAACGGCGTTTATAAACTAGAGTTCTCAGTACCAGTGTTTACCTGGATGCACAAAATTAAAAATTTTGGATGGATTTACGGATGAACTTCCCAGCCTTCACGTGCCCAGCGACACAGCATCAATAGATCTGCAATCATTTTGCGTAGATTGCTTTGGCTTCGGTTATTTTACCAGCTCTGGCCAATACTGAGGCTGCACGAGCTTCGCCCATGGCTTCAAGAAAATTCCAAATTGAGTCTAAAAATTGTTTCATAAGAAATTCCTATCTGATTGTTTGTGGTACTGGCGTGACCAGTACTCTACGTCTGATGCGCTGGCGATGCATTTGGTACTCAAATACTGTTCCAAGCGAGATTGGTAATTTTGCTTGGGGAACATCTCAGCAAGACGTTCTACTAATTGAATAAACATTTGTGACATTTATTTTCTCCTTCTCAGTATTTACCATGAGACAATGTTGCACCGCACAAAAACTCGTGGTTTCTACTGAGTTTAGTAACTGCTCACTAAACGGTTGACCAATAATTCACCTTTTGCTATAATACTTGTATGCTTTACTTCGCTTATGGAATGAACACAAACCGGTCAGAAATGACCCATCGTTGCCCTGGGGCTCTGAGCCTGGGCCATGCCCGGCTGGTTGACCGTATATTTAGATTTGCAACCCACGCTGATGTGGTCAAGTGCAAAGGCTCCTATGTGGACGGAGTACTGTGGACCATTGATGATTTTCATCTAAACGCCCTGGATCGACTGGAAGGTTATCCCTACTACTACAACCGCAGAAGTCTCAGAGTGGCTCATGACAATCGTATTGTCATGGCAGAAACCTACTTCATGCAACCGGGGAATCTGGATAGCCTGCCCAGTCAGGGCTATTTTGACATGGTGGTTGAGGGCTATAATCAGCACAATATACCCCTAGATCAGGTGTATAATAGTGTGTACGAAAGTACTACTTTTTAACTAGTGCTATTTTGGTTGACCAATAATGGCTCTTTTGCTATAATATAGACATAGAGTAACAAAACAGGAGTCCCAAATGCGCCACGTAGCAGGTTTTAGTAACAGCACCAAAATTCGTTTTATCGTCAACGGTTTTGGCATGTACGGTACTATCAACGATATCTACACAAAAACAGCCACAGTCACGCATGGTGCCGCTCTGCGACTGGCCATCCAAAAATTGGCTTACGATCGCCGTCGCAGTCCCTTTACAGGCGAAGGTCGTCCAGTGGGTGTGAACATCACCCACGAAGGACATGACGTGCAAATCACCTTGATGGCCAATTGATTTTGGTTGACCAGAATTCCCCGATTTGCTATAATATACACATAGACACACAAAAGGAGCCCCAAATGTCATACGTAATTGTTGCAAAAGGTACTGGTTTAATCGTTACAGACGGTCCCAACAAAACCCGTGCATACAAAACTTTTGGTGCCGCCAAGGCAACTCGTACCCGTCTCTGCCACAAAGCAGGTTGGAACGAAAGCCAACTGAACATTATTGCTCGCGACACTTACAAGTCTCCTAAAATAATTGTCAAGAATTTGATGAGTGGCAAGCCTGTAGAAATCGACGCAGACACCCCTTGGTGTTGCAACCCAGCCTCCGAAACTTACTGGAGCATGTGATGAACAAAGAAAATCAAGTTTGGACTATGAGTTGGACTCAGCCGTATTCAACTTGGCCCAAGTCAAAACCAGTAGAACTCAAAGAATCTGAGATCACAGACTTTACTGAGGCTCGTGAAGTGCTGGCTCGTATCATGCAAAAGAGGACTTGATCATGTGGACTGTGATTTTGATCTTGGCCACTGGCACACAAAATGTAGGACAATATTCCACTGCCCAGGCCTGTGAGGCCGCGGCCCTAAAGTTCCAGCAACAAAAGGTTGTGGCCGCATGTGTGCCACAAGAAACACCCGAACAAGGTCTGGTTCGCATGCAAGCCATTATGAAAACTTTGGTAGAAAGCATGCCCAAATGAAATGGTTTGCTGAAACAACTAATTGGGAAGACTCCACCCCCAACGGCATCTACTTGCTGGATGATGGCAAGACCAAGATGTATGCGTTCCGGCCCTTTGGCACAGGTGAGATCAAAGTATTTAAAAACCCAATCCGCATTGATCTGCGTGGTCGTAAGTTTGTGATTAACTCTGTGCAATTCAAGACTGAGTTAAAAGAACCCAAACCCGAAGGTCGTGTGATCGAAGTGCGTGGTAGCAAAGGTGACATTTATAAGGTAACTGATGTCAACGGCAATCTCTCTTGCACTTGTTCAGGTTTTCGATTCCGTGGAGACTGTAAACACATCAAGGAGCTGGCATGAAATATCTTGTGATTTTATTTTTAGCAGTGACCAATGTCTGGGCACAACCACAACCACAGGTGGGCAAGCATGACATGGTCTTCACAGCACAGCCCGCATATCCAGTCAAACGGGTAGAGTGGATTGTGACTGATCAGGTGGACGAAATGTGTCAAGGCTTTGCATCGCTTAGCCAGGGCCGCCGGTATGTTGCCTGCACCAAATTCAATGATGCTGTGTGTATAGTGTACACCAGACCCAATTTGACCTTGGCTGAGTTGGGACACGAAATGCGTCATTGCTTTGAAGGCCATTGGCACCGATGAAATACCTTGTGATTTTATTTTTGTTTGGTACGGCTGTGGCACAGACTGTAACCACTACTACCCAGACCATTCGTGAAGAAACAACCATCGTCACAGTGACTCAAAACGGAAGCACAACCACACAATCCAGTGTTCCAATTGTGTACCGGTGCAACGGGCGAACGTGCGTCAAGCCCTAGCCACAAGAAAGCCCCTTTCGGGGCTTTCATCTTTTACGCAGCGTCTACAAACTTTTTAAGTTCTTCGGCCTTGACCACAATGTCCGTACTGGACGGGAAATCGGGCATGGTTGGATAAGGAAGAGTTCCGCGATTGGCATCATTCAGTTTGGAATGATATTCGTCGCTTAGACTACTGCGTTTTTCGTAGACTGGCGCTTGAAGAATTTCCTTGGCCAAGGTCAAGAGTTCGAGACGGATCTCGTAAGGTGTTTTGCTCATGTTTTTCTCCTGTGTATGTGTGTGTCGTTCAAGTCCCGCCCTATGCAGGACAAGATTGCTACACGAGCACAATTACTTATAGATGTAATTAACAGTGTCAGAATTTTCGCGGTAGATGCCTGCACCATTCTTCAAATGAAAACGTTTGGCCATCTCGGTCTTGGGACTGAGTGTAACGTAGGTATCAATGTCCGGAAATTCCGCTTTGATTGATTCTTGAGCTCGAACAATCAGTTCACGCCCTGCTCCAGACGCATACGACCAAATTGTGTAAAATACCGCAGTTTTGGCACTCCCGACCAACTCCACCAAGTCATCCACTGCTGCAGGAATAGCATCCAAAAACTTTACACAGGTCACTGCACGAGTTTGGTCTCCATCTTTCAGCATGTATATTCGACTGTTCGAGTTCACACGGTCAGTCACAGGTATCTCAGGGCGCACTGGGTCGTCCTTTAGGAGATTGACAATTTCGTCGGTAATACTTGTGATGGTGTGTAACATAATACGCTCTTTATATGCTTGTAAACCTATTTATCAAACACACGTAGAAAAAGAAAAACAGGGCCTTTCAGCCCTGCACTTCTTGATACTTTTGTAAAGCCCGTACCCTGGCCACGAGTAATCTAATCTTCACATAGTCACTGAGTTCGTCGTCATCCAGTTCTGGTTGAAATGGTTGAACCCTGGGCTTACGTGCCAGACTAGAACACAGGAATTCATCATCCGGTGCATCGTATGGGTTGGTACCCTGCAACCGGATTGATGTAAACCGGTTGGGATTACTTCTTAGTAGTTTCGGCTTTGGCGGCAGGCGTACCCGTTGTGCTTTTGGCATCAGCCTTGGCAGGAGTACTGGCTGCTGTAGCAGGCGCAGTAACAGCAGGCTTGGCTTCTACTTTCTTTTCTTCTTTCTTGGGTGCATCTGCGGCAAACACAGAAACGGCAAACACGGTAGCGATGAGAGCGATAAATTGTTTCATAGTAATCTCCTTTGATTTGAAACTATAGCAAGAACCTTCCTGCTATACATATACAACGCCATAGCCCTGCAAAAGGTTGACACAGTCTGGCAATGTTGCCAAAACATATTGCGATTGTGTGACAACTGTCTTATAATACTTAAATGCTGTACGCAACGGCTACTACTATGAAAGGTAAAAAATATGCGTTTTAATCCAGAAACTAAGACTTACAAAGTGTTCAATGCACTTTACAACGGCGAGACTTTGACTCCATCAGAAGCAAAGAAGCGTTTTGGCGTGGGTAACTTGAGTGCTGAAGCCAGCCGCATCCGTGCTGCCGGTTTTGCTGTTTACTCAAACAGCCGCACCGCCGGTAACGGTGTCAAGGTTACAGAATATGTAATTGGCAAGCCAAGCCGCAAAATTGTAGCCGCTGGTTACAAAGCAATGGCCATGGGCCTGGTCTAAAATTTAGACACGCTGTCCAATTCAGACTGGACACATTGAAAAACCCTGCCCACGGTAGGGTTTTTTCTTTAAATATCCCATGCACATAGAACCCACCAGCAGATGCACTTTATCTTGTCCAGCCTGTCCTAGAACATGGTTTTCTGACAGATTAAATCGCGCATTTCCCAAACAAGATTTAGACTTAGATCATCTTGAACATTTTTTGGATTGCAAAAGCGGTCATCAAATCAAATCATTCATGCTCAATGGCAATCATGGTGATCCGATTTATTATCCTGATCTTTTGCCCCTGATAGCTCGATTTAGAAATACCAAATCATTTAAAATCAGCACCAATGGCAGTTACCAAACACCAAAATTCTGGCAAGAGTTATCAAACCAGTTAACAGACAAAGACACTGTGTTTTTTAGCATCGATGGACTTGAGCACAACAATCATTTGTATCGAAAAAACAGTGACTGGAAATCAATCATGCAAGGACTGGAAATCATGTCTCAGGGTCCGGCTCGCGTGGTTTGGAAAACTCTGATATTTTCTTATAACGCAAATGAACTAGATCAAATTCAAGATGTTGCACACAGTCGCGGGGTAGAATTCATTGCCGAATCAACCAGCAGATTTGGCGATGATGCCTTGGTCCCGGATACCCACCTGATTGATACCAGTCGTTTGTACAAAAATATTCAAGAACAAGTAACCATCCAACCACAGTGTAGCACACAAGAATATATTTCAGCAGATGGATACTATTGGCCGTGTTGTCTAATCACTTCAATGTTTACTTTACATAAAACAGAATTATGGAAACAAAGGAAAAATTGGGCTATTCAAAATCAGACGTTAGATCAAACTAGGTTACATTTGAACCACTGGAAACAATCTATTTTGGACAGCCCAGAGACTGCGCATGATGTGTGTAAAATGAGTTGTAAACCAGGTCAGGAATTTGGTTGGTCCAAAATGTGATTGACCAATTATTCTAGATCCTGTATAATAACTATATGCTTAAAAAACTCTTTCAACGCTGGGGACGGTACCGTGTGATCATGGACCGTGTGGAAAACGAACCCTATCTGGAACGCTACTACGTGTTCCTCAAGGATAGAAATAGATTTCCATTCAATGTTTTTGTACACAAGTTTCTCAAGAGTGACCCCGATGACGTGCATGACCATCCTTGGCCGTTCCTGACCGTAATCCTTCGGGGCGGCTACTGGGAATGGAGACCGCAATTCAACTCAAAAGGCGCCAAGGTTAGCGAAATTGCCAAATGGTGTGGTCCTGGTAGCGTCCGTTGGGCCAGTGCCAGTCAGTATCACAGAGTAGAACTAGACCCAGATGTCACATGTTGGACCTTGTTCTGCCCTGGCATCAAACAACGTGATTGGGGATTCCTGGTCCAGAACCAGTGGGTGCAGTGGGAACAATATTTAAAGCAAAGGAAAACAGTATGAATTGGTTAAAACGTTGGTTGGCCCGAGCAGTGGTTGAAGGCCATGAAGACTCTTCTGATCGGTCAGATCGTATATACGGAACTTTGGCCAGCACCAAAAAACGTGCCGTTGGGCAAGATGTTGAAAGCGATGAAGGACTCAACATCACAGTACGCAAGGCCATTGGTGGCAGGATTGTGACGTTTAGGCACTATGATGCCAAAACTGACCGCCACAATCACCGGCTGTATGTAATCCCCGAAGAGCTTGACTTTGAGCGAGAATTGGGCAAGATGATCACCCTAGAATCCATGAGAGGCTGAAAGTAAATACACTATGGAACTAATAAATTTTATACTTGATCTTGTGTTTTGGGGCATGGTGTCCTGGTTCGTGTTTACCTGGTTGGTGAGTCGTTATTTGGAGTCACGCCAGGTTGATTCGGTGGTACATGATCTTGATCAGGAACGGCTGATCCCACTCACAGTAGAGGTTGACCAAAATCAATATTTCTGCTACAATAGTATTACTAAGGCATTTGTGTGCCAAGGTTACAGTTTGAAGGAAATTGTAGAACGTTTTAAACAACTGTATCCAGAAAAGGCAGCCGCCATTTATGACGGCGACGAAACAGCAGTACGTATACTTAAATCACAATTGAAAGAACTAGATGAAAATCGCAATAGCATCTGACCTCCATCTTGAATTTGGTGACCTTGAAATCACCAATGACAATCAGGCTGATGTGTTGATCTTGAGCGGCGACATCCTTGTTGCCAAAGACATCACACAACGTGATCCTCATGGCGTGATGGGCCCAGAATATCGTAGCAATCGTTTTCATGATTTCATGCAACGATGCTCGGCACAATTCCCACACGTTATCTACATATTGGGTAACCATGAGCACTACCATGGTGACTTTGCCAATACAGAAAAACACCTGAAGGAAGTGCTGGGCTACTTGTCCAACGTGTACATTCTAGAACGTGAGATCAAGGCAATCGATGATGTTACTTTTATTGGTGGCACATTGTGGACCGACATGAACAACGGTGATGAACTTACTTTGTATCACATGAAGACCATGATGAACGACTTTGTTTGTGTGCAAAACTCTAACCGGGTTGTGAACTACCGAGCAGATGTTCTTAAAGACAAGCCAGTGGGCATGACTGACGACGAATTTTTGATGTTGCCCACTTGTGATCGATTCAAAACAGTGTTCAAGACTCGTACTGCAAAATTTCAGCCCGAAGATGCGGCGGCGGAGCATGCTCAGACCAAAGGCTACATTCAGCAAATTATTGAAGGCAAACCAGATCAAAAGTTTGTGGTAGTGGGACACCATGCTCCAAGCCGCAAAAGCACACATGAAATGTATGTTAAAGATACTGTCATGAACGGTGGTTACAGTAGCAACATGGACGAGTTTATCATGGATCATCCACAGATTCGACTGTGGACACATGGACACACGCATCATGTGTTTGACTATGTGATTGGTGAAACCCGTGTGGTTTGCAATCCACGCGGTTATATTAACTATGAAGCGAGGGCAAGTGAATGGAAACTCCTGACCGTGGATATCTAGACTGGTTTCGATACAGTGGGATCAGTGTTATCGTTACACTGAACCCACTGCATTGGCGTTTGATTCCTGGTGCCAGACGTGAATATAACGATGGTTGGCCCAGCCCCAATGAACGCACCTGGAGCGTGAGTTGGTTGTTCTTGACCATACGTGGTTGGGTAGACAATGGTGATTGGTAATGCGAGAGCATGCGGAGTGGATCATACTCTCGGTGCTGATCCTGTTGTCTTATCTCAACAACTCTGAAATGGGTCTAGATCGTGAACGTGCAGAATTGGCTAGACTACGAGACTCAAGTGGATACTTAATACGATATGAACCAACAGACTAAACAACTAGCAGAACAGGCAGGCTTTGTTCTAGATGACTTACCGGACACGGTACTACAGCCATTGGAAACATTTGCTGATCTATTGCGAGCCTCCAACACTCGTGAAGTGGTTGCATTGTGCGCCAACACAATCAACCGCAACCTCAATGAGCAAAAGCAAAAAACAAAACATCGTTGGGAAATCGTAGAAGCTGTGGTGATCGTAACAGCAATGATAGCCTGGGCCACCTGGTGGTACACTCAGTCACACACTTAAAGGATAAAACATGAAAGTATACATTAGCAAATATCGAGATCACTGGATCTCACCTTACACCATGTTGGACTATGCATTCTTTTGGACCGACTGGAGCAAGTGCAGTCGTGACCGGCGTATTCGCAGTCTTGAAGAAGAAAGCAAATATATAGAACATCCAGAGTGGGTAGAACGCTGGAGCGATCGCCTGACTCCGGTTAGCCAAGTGATCCAGTGGGTATGGGACCGTGTGCATCCTCCCATCAACTATATAAAAATTGATCACTACGATACCTGGAGCATGGATTATACTTTGAGTCCCATTATACTGCCCATGCTGAAACAGCTCAAAGAAGCCAAGCACGGTGCTCCGTTTGTGGATGATGAAGATGTGCCTGATCATTTGAAATCCACAGCCGCACCTGCCAAAGAAAACGAGTGGGACACTGATGCCAATCACTTTGCTCGTTGGGATTGGGCCATGGACGAAATGATCTTTGCGTTTGAATGCAAAACAGATGACCTCTGGGAAGAGGCTTTCCGTGAAGGAGAGATTGACATGCTGTGGGTGCCTGTGGACAAGGACGGCAATGAAGTACCCAAAGGTGAGCACCGGTACTATCAAATGAAAGACGGTCCTAAAAATACCTACAAGTGCGATTACGAAGGAATGAAAGTGGTTGAAGCACGTATCCAAAACGGCTTCCGTTTGTTCGGCAAGTATTATCAAGCACTGTGGGATTGATGAAAATCGTTCGTGTAGAACCTGTTGTGCCCATGGTGAGCATGACCTGGATGATAGGTTCACGCTGTAACTATGCGTGTTCTTATTGTCCTCCAGAATTACACGACGATACAAGTCCGCATCCTGATCTAGATCGACTAAAATTGGTATGGCAAAACTTTTATTCAAAGACCCAACAAACCGGACTGCCTTACAAAATATCATTTACCGGCGGTGAAGTCACTGCCAACAAAAGTTTTTTGCCCTTGATAGAATATCTACGTAGCAACTACGTCATTGGACAAATGCTTGTGACCACAAATGGTAGTGCCAGCACAGCCTACTATCTGCAACTGTCCGAACTAGTAGATGCAATTAGTTTTAGTACACATTCAGAATACTGGGATGAACACAAGTTTTTTGAAACAGTGACAGCAGTAAATAAAGTCATGATCCGTCCTGAAAAAAGTTGTCATGTGAACATCATGGACGAATCTTGGAATAGAGAAAACTTCCCACACTATCAAGAATTGTTAACTCAACACGGTGTGAGTCACAGTATCAATCTTATCCATGATTAAACACAAAAATTACAACTGTCGAGCAACAGACGAACAAGGGCGCGAACACCTAGTGTATGCCAATTGGTTGCACAATGAAGGATTAGATACTTGGCACGGATATCATTGCGATGCTGGCCATACTAGATTTTATATTGACAAAAATTTTGATGTCTGGAGTGGCGAATGTAAAAACAACCATCTTGGTAGTGCATTAACTGATTGGTCTCCCAAGACTGACACAGTATGCAAACGCACAACCTGTACAGGTTGCACAGATGATTTAATCACAAGAAAGTATCAAAATGACATTTAAACACATGATCAGAGACATGATGACCTACCACGCCGACTTGGGAGTAGAATTCACTCCCAACTCAATCCCCCGAAGCGATTACGAGCAGTGGCGGAAACAGTACACCTGGGACGCTCTGCATGATCTACGCTATGGCCAAAGTTTCTGCAACTACTTTGGCGTCACAGATCAACGAATCTTCTATGAGCGAAACTGGCAAACTTGTGACACAGTGATTCAGCGAGAGTGGCTTGCAAGATCCTAACTTTCCACACGGTGCTCAAATATCATGGGGCAGAGAGTATGACACAATCACAGCCTGGGACACAATTGCCACCTGGGGTGTAGAGTTTTTTGGCCTGCCCGGCGATCGTTATGTCACCGACATTCACATCAACGATATGACCTGGTGGTTTCGATCCGAACATGATCGGTTGCTGTTTGTTTTACGCAACGGCCTGGCTCGATGCATACAGTTAGAGTCCACAACATAGAAGTTTTTGATGCAATTGACCTAAAGAATCAATTGCTCCAGGCGGGCCTGGCAATAGAGCAAGACTTTGAATGGGCCTGGATCACTGCTGAATACAACAACGTAGAAGGATGGACACGGCAGAAACATGCAGAATTTCGATTCCATGATCCAGCCTTGGCCACGTTTTATCAGTTGAAATGGGCACGATAATAAGTATTGTTGATGAAGCGCACTCATGCACCCCTGTTTGAAATTCGTCCAGGCGATAGTTTTAACTATGCCCGGGAAATCAACAAACCGTTTGGTGAACTGGATCGGGTGCTGGCCTGGTGCAAAACTGAACTAACCGGCGAATGGCGTTGGCAACTGGTAGATGTCAGCACAGATCAACGTCCTGGTCGCTACATTTTCTACTTTGATTCTGAACGTGACTACTTTGCATTCACGCTGTACTGGCAGTAAAAACTAGTACTTTTGCTGTACTTGACAACAAACCCCAAATCCTGTATAATTTAGACATAGAAACTTTTAATAGGTGTCACTTTGTCTATCCAAATCGAAAACTTAACTCCCGAGCAGGTTGAAATGTGCGACATCATGTGGAGTTTTGAATCTGCTGAAGAATACGTTGAATGGTATGAACTGCTGGACGACGAAGACAAACGTCAGGCGGATGTACTGCAACGCATGATCATTCTTGAAAGCATGGAAGAAATGTTGGCCGAGGTCAACGACAACTATCGACAAGCCCGCAACTATTTGAAAAAGTTTCGTCTATGAACCACCACTTTGTTGTTATGTGGGATAATACCGGCCTGGAGTACATAGGCGATATCACTGCGGACGAAACCAATCGTAGTTGGTCGGCGCTGAAAGGCAAACCCGTTGGTAGTGCCTTGCCCAATCTCAACCATATGATGCTCCGTGCTAGATACAACCCACAGCGTCACTATGAGATCTATCAGGTAGAAGCCACAGATGGTATCACGGCTGATGACATACGAAACATGTTTGCGGCCAGTCCCCAAACAGCCGCGGACACAATCCGCAGACTTGGTCACTGCTACTTTAGTGATCGAGTGCAAGAAGATCAAGTGGTAATTCGGTAACAGTTGACAGCATGGTGTATTTGCTATATAATACACACAAGTTAGCCAGGTATGGTACCAGGCGGCTTATTAATCTGACGTATTGCACGTCACTGAAAGGAAACTAAATGGCACAAAAACGTCTCACACGCAAACTCACTGATGTGATTGCTGAAGTTGAAAAACAACTCCGAGCACACTACAACGTGACTCAAAAAGACCTTGATGCATGGCGAGCCCGTGCAAAGGCTTTATCACACAAATTCCCCAACAGTTCAATGATTGCCATTGAAGATCTTTGGATTGATTATGAAGTCCAGCGTGATGTGTTACACAAGCATATTATCAACATCATGCGAAAATGGGATCCACGTATCTGTTCACCTGGGTCTGCTTGTCGGTTTGGAGGAAAACCTCCAATCTATTTGTATGATGCACAACACCGTACCATTGCGGCTGGCCTACTAGGTTATACAGAAATTCCTTGTGCTGTAGTAGAAACAAACGAACTTAATTTTGCAAGTTATGCATTTGAAATGCTCAACGACACTGGAGTCAAACGCCTCACTCCGGGGGACCTGCACCGTAATGCCTTGGTGCGTTACAAGAACGGTAGTCGAGACAAGAAGGTTGTGGATGCTCGGACGATGCAGGACCAGTTTGATACCGCAGGCATTGACTTACAGGACAAAGGTTCACGTGCCTCAGATAACTTGCGTGGCGACAACGATTACTTTATGAGTCACTTTAAATATGCACAAAAAGGCATTGAGATTGACGACAGTGGCAAAGTATTGCTGGACATATTGACAGCCGTCAAAGACACATTCCCCTTGCAGCAAGAAATTGATCAAGGTTGCTATATTGGATTGTACGAGCTCCATCGGATCTCAAGCAACAGTGCTAATAGTAAATTACCTGCTGGATGGATGAAGGCGGTGTTAGAAGCAATTAAACCCACATTCAAGAGTTCAGCATTGATACACGCCAAGGCCAAAGTTCAATGGGAACATGTGAATCCAGGTGCAACCTGGTCAGCCCCCAGTGCTATGGCTAACTTTTTACGTGAATTATACATCCGTGGCGGTGGCATGCTTAACTTGCCGTACCACGGTGAAGGTGCCAAGATGGGTGTGGAAGAAGGCAATGTTGCCCCGGGCTTGTTTCCTGAAGGAGCATAACATGAGACCTGTGTGTATTAACTATGGATGTGACAGCGGTGTTTCTGTAATGACAGGAAGTATACATGATGACAACCCACGATGGCGTGTACACTGCGGTCATTGCCAGGCCGCAAGTTATGGCAAATGGCCTCATCGCGCTGGAGTAACTCCGTACAAAACTGGTCGATGTAGTAACACTGATGGGCACCTTGGATTCGATTGTTCGATCAACTGGAAAAAAATTCCGCCCTGGGCCACTGGTATGACCGAAGTTGATCATATTGATGGAGATTTTTCAAACAATGGTCTAAGCAACTTAGATGAATTGTGCCCAATTTGTCACAAAATTAAGGGACAACAATCAGGTGATTTTGATAACACAAGACGCCACTCACTCAAACTACCAGTTGGATACAAAGGCAAGACCAGTGCCCGCAGCCAATTTAATACATTATTTGAGTTACAAGAATGAACTTAAAAGAATCTTTAGACCAATTCACAGCGCCAGTGTATGGCAAGACACGGCGTACCACCGACACTTACAAAACTGTAGCTGACTACTGCCGACGCAACTTGGTTCGCTTGGTTGCAGAGTATCATGCTGTTGAAAACGATCAACAACTCTTGAGAGAAATCCGCAATGATATTGACACATATCTGCGTAGATATCACGAGTACTGTATCCAACAACGTGACGGTATGAAAGCACACTATCACGAAGTTGGCGCAGATGAAGATTGTGACTTTGAACACTTGATCCCGGCCGCACGAATTCGTAACTTACTTTTAGTCAGTGCCATTTCTGTGGAGCAGGCTCTTAATGCACCAACTGTAAGATTAAGTCGGTCTAAACATGCCGCTCTCAAAGACGCAGGTTGGGCCAGTAACACTCCGGACATGTGGCTTCCTTTCCGGCGTTATACTCAAGTGTTTGACTCCACGTACGAAACACATGATGGAACAGCTATTGATCCTAACACCTGGACTTTACAACAGCATTTTGACTATTTCAAGCATCTTGTGATCAACTAAGGAGATTCAATGAGTGTATTGCATTTTAAATCTAGACCGTGGACGGTGTTTGATGCCGCCAACAAAGAACACAGACTTTGGTACAATCAGTTCGTCACACACGGTGGTTGGGGATCGTGTCCTTACCGATTCATTGTGCCCGAAGATCACGGAGACTTGATAACTATGTGCCAACGTAGTCTTGTGCGTTACTATGTGGCACATGAGTTTAACAAAAAGCCGCGCCAGACTGTGCTTTTCCAAAAACGCCGATGATTCAAAATCTTTATAGTCAGTGGACAATCCAATCACATCATGTGCATGGTGATTGTTTCACTGGCTATGAACCCATATATGATCAACTGGAAAAATTTACCAACGGCACCTATGCAAAAGACCCCGAGGGTACCATTGCCCAGGTCAAGGCCTTGTACCGAAGTATCAACTTGGTGCCCATTGATTACTACACTGAAACAGGCTTGATTGATCACTTGCGACAGTTTAGAGATCAAGCAATAAATCCAGTGACCGACAATGTGCTGGGCCTGGGCAACAATCAAGGGCAGAAATTAAATCGTTTCTTGTTTCCCAACATGATGACTGCGGAGCCCAAGGGCCGTGGATCAAACAGCCTACGAGATAGATTCTATGACGATGCCAAACTGGAACGTGCCATCAGAATCTGCTTTGAATTTAGAACCGGCAATAGACTGGTTCATCCCACCGCTCTACGCCGAAGCCTGGAATTGGTCACAGGTGAAAACATACAAAACTTCAAGCCTCAAAATGCTCGAGCCTTGGTAGAACACTTGTGCCCTGTGATGTGGGGCAGGGTGTATGATTACTCAGCTGGGTATGGTGGACGATTGCTGGGCATTACCAGCAGTCGCCGGGGGTATGATTATACTGGTGTAGATCCCAACACAGAAACATTTCAAAATTTGCAATACCTGGCTCAGTTGATTGACACCGCATTTGGCCGCGGGGCCACATTGAACTGTGATGTGAGTGAAAACTTCCAACCCTCAGACATTGATCTTGCATTTTCAAGTCCGCCGTATTTCAATTTGGAAAAATACTCAGACGAGCCCACACAATGCATGGTCCGATGTGCCACACTGGATGACTGGTTTGAACTGTATGTCGCACCTACCATGCAACGCATACATCAAGGTCTCAACGCAGATGGAGTGTTTGCTACCAACATTGCCGACTACAAAACTGGTGCCAAGCAAGAATACCAAGTGGTTGACAGATGGATCTCCTTGGCTGAGAAACTGGGATTTCGATATCAAAAGGTCATACGCATGATGCTGAACACAAGACCCGGTGTGGGCAATCACAAAACAGCCGGCCGACAAAAGTGGGAAGGCGTGTATGTGTTTACCAAGAACTAGATCATGCTGTTTTGATTTTGTTGATGAATGTTTGACCAAACATAGGAGTGTATTTGTCATAGATCATAGTGGCACGATCACGAAATTGCTTTTGAATTTCTGCATCTGGGTCATTCACTGTGATTCCGTCATCAAGGCATAACTGTCTATGCACGTGGTCATCTTCGATAGCGTCCACACGTTCGTCTTGCGCGGCCAGCAAGGCTGCCTGCTCGATCACTTGTTGCAGATCTGCGTCAAGACCGGACCAGAAATCTTGATTCACAAGTATACTGGTCAAGAATATATTGTGATTGGAATGTAGAATACTGTCAGTGTGTTCTTGAGCGTTGGCATCATACAGACGTCTGTATGTTATCTCAGCCGCATCAATTTTGTTTGAGGTCAGTGCAGCAGGGATCTCACTCAGTTCCATCATGACTGGTTCCATTCCCAGCGTCTTGAAGTAGTCTTGAATTACTGGGCTATGCGGTACGCGAACTTTCAACCCTTGCAAATCTTCAACACTGCGAATAGCACGATTGGTACTGATCACAGTGAATCCACCCGAGTAGGTAAATGACAACCCTTTGATGTTTTTGGTGCCTGGCTGGTTCTGCAATGTGCTCAGTATTTTTTGTCCGATTGGACCATCAAGCACTCGGCTGGCATGATCATCGTCGGTAAACAAAAACGGCAAATCTAATGCACGAAACCATGATGAATGACGGCCTAGCGAGTGTGTGTACATCTGTGTCATTTCTATCTTGCCTTCGTTCATGTACCGGATAAGGTCTGAGTAGGACACAGTCACGCCATTGTTGTACTTTTCAGAGTATTCACCGAGTGATAAAATTTCCACTGCAAGTTCGCTGTTGGACATCTGATACACTTGATCAGCAAATTTTTCAGCGGCTCTTAAGAAAATGTCTAGTGGTTCGTGGGCCAATACCCAGCGAATGGTTTTTGTTGGCATAAGGGATTCTCCAATTATTTTGAGTATTTATGTAAAAAATTAATACTTTTGTACTAACTCAAAAAGTAACACTCAAGTACTACTTTTGTTGCGTTTATTTATGCCAAATTCTGGTTGACCGAATATTCCCTTTTTGCTATAATACTTGTATAGAAACTAAAAAGGAGTCAGAGATGACAAATTACGCAAACGAAGTTCTTTTTGTACTTGACCCAAACAACATTGAAGTGGTGTATATTACTGCTCGCGATGACTATCGAACAGAAAAAGCACTTGCTACCGAAGTTCCACGATATTTTGGGTCTGATTTTGTATTTGTGCGTAAACTAGTAGTCGAATCTGGACTGACAAAAGATCAAGCAGAATCAGGACGCCGGGCGTTGTTGGCTTACTATGAAGCAATGGGCAGAACAATCCTTAATGTCAAGGATGCTCCGATGCTTTTGGTTGACCAATAATTCCCATTTTGCTATAATACTTGTATAGAAACTAAAAAGGGGTTCAAAATGGGTACACGCAGTCGCATTGCAGTCATGCACGGTTCAATCGCCAAGTCAATCTATTGTCATTGGGACGGCTATCTAGAGCACAACGGTGCCATCCTGCAAGAACACTATAACTCGGCCAAAGCCAACCAACTGGTTGCCATGGGTGATATGAGTAGCCTACGTCCTGAGATTGGCGTCAAACATCCTTTTAGTTGTCTGGATCCTGAGGCTGGTAGCGACTATGAAGAACGTTATGGCAACATGTGTACCTTTTACGATCGCGACCGCGGTGAAACAGAATGCACCTGGTCAGTAGATCACACGTTTGAAGACTTCTTGGACCGTGCTAAAGGTTGTGCCGCTGAGTTTTACTATGTGATGAAAGATGGCACATGGTATGTGGGCGACACTTATGGCTCTACTGAATTAAGTAATAAGTTAACACCACTTGCAGAAGCCATGCAAGCCGTGGAAACGGTTGACCAATAATCGCAGAACTGCTATAATATACACATATTAAGACACAAGGAGCCCATATGCCAGGATTTGTAGACGTATCAAACATGACAGCCCGTGAAGTTCGCATGATGGATCATGCGGCTGACGCTGATGAAACTTATCAGCCCCGTCGAACTTGGAAACCCCAAGCCAAGCTCGCAGGTGTTACTTACTCTGTGGACAATGTGTGGGGTGCGGCAGTGGCGGCACAACGCATCAACGGTTCTTATGTGAAAGAAACTCAGCACCGGTTAGATGATACCATTGGTACCATTATTGTAGACAAACGTCGCAACCGCGACATCATGCTTGACATCTTGGCCAACCCTGCTCAACTCACTGTGGAAGATATTGCACAGGGCCAGGAGTGCCGCAAGTTCCTGCAACAAGACATTACCTTCCGTGCCCTCAAAGGCCGGCTGACAGAGTTTGACTCTTCAACCAGCAAGGTCATTGCTGTGGAAGATGAATTTGATACGGCTAAGCACCGGTTGGAACTGGCTGTGGTAGCATGTCTGCCTGCAAGTTATGTTCGCAGTCTAGAACGTCAAGCAGTTCAAGAACGTGTACGCCAAACATCAGGAGCCTTGATTGGCACACCCGGCGACAAAGTCACTTTGGCAGTTGAGATTGTGAAATCCAACTACAGTCAGCAATGGAACACCTGGTATGCCACTGGCGTTACCCAAGACAACTCTGCTGTGTTTTTTGCATACCGCCAAGAACTGGCCAAGGGTGCCAAACACACCATCGTGGGAACCGTTAAAGCTCACAGAGACGGCTCCACTCAACTCAACCGTGTGAGCATTACCTAAGGAAATTGTATGCGTAACTTTGTACTTGGTATCATTTTTGGACTGGTAATAGCCACGGTAGGCTTCTCCGGATTGGCACGTATGTTTGACAAAGGTGTCCATACCATCCAACAAACCAGCAAGGAACTGGCTCAGTAATTTGGGCAAATTGAACCAAAAATTATTGCAAAAATGGTTGACCAATATCACATCTTTTGTTATAATTTAGGTATGTTGTGCAGAGATGCAAAACATTTTTTAAACTTTAGGCAACTTTGAAAGGCAACCTATTATGTCAGCAGACAAACTCTTTACAGTGGCGGGCACTGCAACAAACCCAGATGGTACTACTAAGGCTCGCTTTGCGAACGACTTGGTAGCCCGCATTAAGATCCTTAACAAGGCTAAATGCACCAACATCAACTTGGTAGAATTGCCCCGTGCAATGACCAAGTTAGAGGCTCTTCAGTTCTTGACTGAGCAGGGCATTACAGACGGCGACGCCGGCTATGCTGTGGCCAACAAATTGGCTGAGAAGTCAAAGGTTGCCAAGAAAGGCGAAGTCATGGTCAAGGCTGTGAAAGCTTCTGCACCCAAGACCACTGCCAAGACTGCTGTGACAGCGTAAGCACACTGGAGTGCCAAAAAGGCGGCTTTCGGGCCGCTTTTCTATGGCTTTTTGCTCAAGACAATAATTAATACTATGTTAGAACAAGACGAATTCTTACACGAGCGTATCAAAACGGTTATGCTGGATGTTATGGCTGTGCTTTATGACAATGGTATCAAACATGTACACATGGGTGCCATGATGAGATTGTTGGGAGTTGACGATGTCAAGGCTTCTGAGCATGACAACGAACTGATAGAACTGGACGAAAAGTTTGGCGCCATGTTATCTCAGTTAAATAAAAATGTAGCACCTGTAGAAGTTCCCAAAGACGCTACCTTCCATTAATGACCATATCTAATTATCGCGCAGTGGAGCCACTGTTTATTGTGTTCCTGCGCAACAGCAATCAGGCCGAACAACTGTTCCGAGCCTGGATCAAACAAAATCGAATTGAACACGCCAACGTCTCCAGCAACAGAATGATGTTGCATGACCAACGTGCGTTTGAACAATTTCGTGTGACTTGGACTCATGGCCTTGAATCAGTCACAGTCTGGGACACCTGGTTAAAAAGACACATTTACTTTGACTAACAAGAGTGCCAAAAACCTGGCATTTTATTGACAACCGCCTTGTATGACTGTATAATTACTATTGTCAACACAAGGAGAAACAAATGACACAACACGAACAGATCGTAGCCGCTTATGAAAACTACTTGGCGGAGAATGCCAAGTTCACTGAAAAAGGTGTCAAAGCCGCTGCCGCCCGTGCTCGAAAAGCACTGCAAGAAATGAGCAAGGGCATCAAAGAGCGCCGCAAAGAAATCACTACAGAAAAAGAAGCATTGACTGTCAAGTAATGCCAACAGTTACAGTCCAAGTAGTTGAAGACCCAGATAATCCAGGAGAGCTACTCTTGGATTTGGGTAACGAATTGTGTGCTGAAATTGGATGGAAAGTAGGCGACACAATAGAATGGATAGACCGAAAGGATGGCTCATGGCTATTACAATCAACCTCGCAGAAGAGCAAGAAAACAACACAACAGACACAATAAATTTTTCCAGTGGATTGACAGTGGGCGGATTTTCAGATTACAACTATGGTGCAATTCCATCGTTGGCCACTGTTGATCTTTCCAAACTGACAACATCAAGTATCACAATATCAAATACTGCACCATCATACAGTATCAGCAACAGCGGCATCAGCAACCATCGTGCTAGTTTAGGACAGTCAAATACAGTTTGGACCACATCGGGCACAGGCAGTATAAATTGGAACCAAAGCGCCGTGGGCGGAGTTTATCATAACCCAGCCATGGAAGTTAACCAAGGTGGACAAGTCTCTCTTAAAGGCGACAACGCTGACATTGATATCAATGGCAAGAGCCTGGTCAAATGGATGCAGGTCATGGAGGAACGCATGAACTGGATGCAACCCAACGTGGAACTGGAAAAAGAATGGGACGATTTGAAGAAGCTGGGAGACCGCTATCGCAAGTTGGAACAGAAGTGCCGAGAAAAAGCAGACATGTGGAAGAAACTTAAATCAATGCCCAAACCGGAGATCAGATGACCCCTAAGCAACGCATCCGACACATCACAAAGTGGATTCGACAATACGCAACAAAAAACAAGATCTCTACGCTAGTTGTAGGTATCTCGGGCGGTATTGACAGCTCTGTGGTCAGCACACTTTGCGCAGAAACCGGACTCAAGACCATTGTGGTCCAGATGCCTATTCGTCAGAATCGCAAGCTGGACAACCGCAGTTCAATGCAGGCCGACTGGTTACTGGAACGCTACAAAAACGTCACTTATGTAAGCATGGATCTAACCCCGGTGTTCACAGCATTTGAAAAGAAACTTGAGCCCATTTGTCGGGACAGCACGGATATAACTTTGGCATTTGCCAACTCACGTGCTAGACTACGCATGATGACCCTGTATCAAATTGCTCAAAGTTACGGCGGCATTGTTGTGGGCACAGGCAACCGCGTGGAGGACTTTGGGGTGGGGTTTTTTACCAAATACGGTGACGGTGGCGTGGATATTTCACCCATTGGCGACTGTATGAAAACTGCTGTTTGGGCCATGGGCCGCGAGTTTGGCTTGCCACAAGAGATCATTGATGCCGCACCCACAGACGGACTCTGGGATGATGACCGCACTGACGAAGGACAACTGGGCATGACCTATCCTGAACTGGAGAAAGCCATGGACCAAGACACATACTCAGAACTTGAGCTGTATGCCACCGGTCCTGAAAAGAAAAATCTCAAGAAATATCGAGCAATTCGAGCTAGAAACCTGCACAAAATGGAACCAATTCCTGTGTGCCAAATCCCTGAGTAAACTGCGCCGTTTACCTCAAAACGGCACCATTTCGTCCCGGTCTTTGCCCGGTTCTGCAACCAAGTGAGTAAGTAAAACTACCATGAAAGCACAAGTAAACCACATCAGCGATCAAATCGCAATTTGGAGTTTGAGAGCGTTCCGAGTCGCAGGACTTTGGATCATTGCCCTTGCTGTGATCGCTGTATGCAATCACAAGTTAAACAATCTCCGCGCAGGTGTTGAATCAATGCCCGCCGGTTATGTGTCAGCCACAGAAAAAATTCGATCCTTGGATTGCTTGACACGCAACATCTACTGGGAAGCCGCTTCAGAGCCTTTTGAAGGCAAAGTTGCAGTGGCCCAAGTCACAATGAACAGACTGGCATCGGGACGCTTTGGCGACTCAGTTTGCGGTGTGATCTATCAGAAAAACGTATTCTACGAGCGAGTAATCTGTCAGTTTAGTTGGGTGTGCGAAAGCACACATAAAACTCGTCCGGTGCATCCGCCCTTGTGGGCAGAATCGGAATTGGTGGCTAAAAAGGTATTGTTAGAAAACTTTAGACTGCCCAGTTTAAAAGGCGCACTTTATTATCACGCCGACTACGTTAGCCCGGGTTGGCAAAAACCCAAAATTGACAAAATTGGTCGTCACATCTTTTACGGAGAGCGTAATAATGCCCTTTAATTTTCCTGTTGCAATTGTTGCTGTTCGTGATTATATTACCAACAGTCTGGCTCGACTTTCAGCAGATACACTGGGTTGGTTGGCTGCCATTGTGTTGCATTGTGCAACCTTGCCCAGTTTCCTGGCACTCATGACCGGGCTGAGTGACCGGACTCCGGGACTGGACATTATCCTGTTTCTCTGGAGTGGTTTGGTTCTGCTGTTTCTTCGTGCAGTGGTGCTTAGAGACATGCTGAATATTATCACCATTGGATTTGGGTTTATACTACAAGCCGGATTCATGGCCCTGATATTGTTTAAGTAAAAAGTACTACTTGACTACAAATCTTGAATATGCTATAATATAGACATGTTTAAGACTTCCACACACACTTACCGAACGCTCAAGCGAAACGATCCTAATTTCAGTTTCAGTCCCGATGGCATTACTCTAGTGCCACGTGCTTCAATTGCTGTAAGCAATCGATGTCCAGAAAACTATCGGAATCTTATTCAGGAGTGTATCAATCATGGTTGGCTCCTGCCTGTGGCTCACATGCGTGATGAAGAACTAACTTGGGAACTATTGAAATATGAAACTCTGTGATAATTGCGACGAGCGAGCCCTGTGCTGTGACCACTGTGCCTACTTCAACTTCAATGGAGATGCGAGCGGCGCTTACACCGGCAATGGGTTCTGCCGCTTGCACAAGCGAGCAGAAGATCCTGGCAGTCTCTGTGACGAGTATTTTTGTTTTGAACTTCTAGCAAAGGACGCACCTAATGAGCATGCATCTCGCACACCCAAGTCTTAGTCTCAACGGTCGTAAAAAAGGCAAGGTCAAGTTCCGCAACGCAGACGAAGCCCGCAAGGCACGTGAGCTAGATGCTAGTTGGAAAGAACTGCTGAAAAATCAAGGAATCGAGCTAGAAGAAAAGCGCCGTAAACGTGCCCTGGCTGCTGAGCCCTTGGTATACAAACTAAGTATACCACCTGGCCGAAGTACTGCTCACTTGCCCAGCCGCAACACAGGCGGCAACGCCACCCTGGCCGCACCCAAGGTGTACACTGGTACCAAGGTCAAAGGTATTGCTACCATGCACAAGTCAAATGCTGTGCCTGTGTTTTCAGATGAAGAAGCAATTGAAATTTCCCGGATGCGCCGTGGTTAATCTAAAAGGTAAATTATGACAAGAGATGAAGTTAAATCAGTTATTTTAAAAATTGCCAAAGAAAAATATAATCTAGATATTGATAATTTTGCAGAAGATGCGCCTCTGGCAGAGTTGAAAGATATCAATCCCAAAGTAGACTCCATGGCAGTGATTGAATTGATTTTTGACGTTGAGGACGAGCTGGGCATCAAGGTAAACAACAATGACATGAGTCAACCTGCAAACCTGGCAGAAGTCATTGACAGTTTGACACAAGCAGTGAATACTAAAAAATGATGCTGTTCCAAGCAGACCCAGAACGGGTCAAGCAGGTAATGGTAACGCAGTTGATTGTGGCTGCCATGAGTGTGCCAGTACTTGTGCATTTTTGGCATTGGTGGTATGCTGTATACCTAATGGGATTTTATAGTTTCTTGTTGTTTGTCAGTCACCATGCAGGCTTGCACAGATACTTTTCGCATCGCAGTTACGCAGTAAATGAGTTTTGGCATGCGTTCCTTTGCTTGACCAGTTGTTTGGTCTGCTTTGGCTCGCCAGTGGGCTATGCAGTAATACACAGAGCACATCATGTACACACCGATACAGAACAGGATCCACACGCACCAAATCATATAGGTTTTTTCAATGTCATATTCTTTAATTGGAGTCTTCGGGATCTCACAATGTGGAGTGTGTTCAGAGAACTACGTGACCCTTGGTTAAAGTTCACACATGATTATTACACACTGATTATTATTATTTTTGCACTAGTTTTGTTTGCCATTGATCCTGTACTGCCCTTGTGTTACAGTGTAGGCGCTGTGGGTGCATTGTTTGCCATGGGCTTTGTTAATACTGTGGGCCATACTCAAGGGGCAACTACCTATTGTAATCACCATGACGGTGGCAATAGTAGTAACAGTTATCTAGCAGTAGCAATTGGCGAATGGCACAACAACCATCATGCCCGTCCACAGCAATGGAACCAACGTGAGCGATGGTGGGAAGTGGACTATGCGGCACAGTTTATTCGATTAATTAAAAAATGAACAGAGTTGTCATTACAGGCGTAGGTGCAATTACTCCACTAGGCAATTCTTATACAGAAATTGTTGCGGCCATGTTTGCTGGCACAAGCGGCATTAAGTTTGGAGAGGTAGTTCAGGCCAATGTTGCCAAAGTAAAAATGGATATAGACAGTCAATTTGACCACTATGATCTAGCGGCAACTGATTTGTTTGGACGTGCGGCCTGGCTGGCATATCAACAGGCACGAACCGATGCTGATACTTCAGTAGACGGAATTTACATTGGAACAGGTGCAGGTGCTGCACACGAAGTCAGTCGAGCCATATTGGAATATAACGAACGAGGTCGTGCAAGACCCAACAGTCTTGTGGCATCAATGAGTAGTGGAGCGGCCAGTTTCATTGCCGCAAGGGATAATATTGCTGGTCCAGTGTTTACACATAGTGCGGCCTGCTCGTCAAGTAGCGTAAGTATTGGAGAAGCATACCGAGCCATCAAGTACGGCGAAGTGAATGTGATGGCCGCAGGTGGTAGCGAGTTTTGTATTAGCCCTGTGCTGGTTGCACAATGGCGTGCCATGCGAGCCATGGGCACACGGTGTAGTCCTTTTGGTGCAGACCGTGATGGTATCATACTAGGCGAAGGTAGCGTGGTTTATATCTTGGAACAACGTGAACGTGCAGTAGCTCGTGGTGCTCGAATATACGCAGAGATTGTGGGCTATGGAATCAGTTGTGGCAGTGAGACTGTTACCAAACCCAGTGAAGATTCTCAAGTGGCCGCAATGAAATCTGCAATTAAAGATATTGATCCGGAGCAAGTGACTTATATCAATGCACACGGAACAGGTACTCCAGTTGGCGATCTAGTAGAATTAGGTAGCATACAACGAGTGTTTGGATCGGGTGTGCCCATCAGTTCAACAAAAGCCATACACGGGCATCTGTTGGGCAATTCGGGCGCCATGGAACTGATTGCATGTTTGGGAGTGCTTGCAAGTGATCAAGTTATTCCCAATTGGAATCTAACTGACCCAGATCCTGCAATACCCAACGGCACGTACTTGCCAATCAAAACAGTCGGCTATCCACAAGATGTGTGTTTGAATAATAGTTTTGCGTTTGGTGGCACCAATGTTGTGTTGGCTCTGGCAAAATGAAAGACTTGTACTCCACTCCCGAAGCCAGACTGGACACCATACTGGGCGAGGTCTCTTTTTGGGCCAGGATGCAACGGTGCAGAACATCAGAGGAAGGCAAGAAGCATTGTCGCACAGGCGCAGACACAATCACATGGTTTAGAGACACTTGGGGTATACAACTGCTACCCTCGGATGATACCATATTTGGATTCCTGCGTGAAGTCCGCATTGCGGATGAACAGAAGTATATGATATTTTTATTAAAGTGGGCATGATTAAAAAACGTTTATTAACTGATAGAGGAGCAGGTATGCAATTGTCAAATGTGTTTGATCCCTTGACATGGGAAAAAGGAGAAATCGTTCGTTTACTTCGAGGTGTGCCAGGAACACAATATCAAGAAGCCGACGATGCGGGCAAAGAACTGATGCGCGAGTGGATCCGAGGATTGTTACACACCAATGAGATCACTGTGACATTTACCAAGGCCGACGGCACTGATCGAGAAATGCTTTGCACACTAAATGGTACCAAAATCCCTGCTCGACCTGTGGCACCAACCACAAGTACCGCTCCAGTGGATGGCATTGTGCGTGAGAGTAAGAAGCCCAAGAAAGCGCCAGACCCGCACAGTATCCGAGTCTACGATTTAGAAAAGCAAGAGTGGCGTAGTTTCCGTTTTGATAGGCTCAAAAAGGTCACAGCCACTTTGGATTTCAATAAGTAATAGTCAATGGCAAAAGAAGATATCATAAGCATGGAGGGCAAGGTCGAAGAAGTGCTACCAGGCGCTATGTTCCGAGTAAAACTAGAAACTATCAACAACTTGGTACTAGCACACTTATCTGGGCGTATGCGCAAGAACAACATCAAAGTTCTATTGGGAGATCGGGTTGAAATGGAATTTTCACCCTACGATCTCACCAAGGCACGTATTACTCGTCGCAAATAAATACATTATGCATGTTAGTATAAGACAAGATATCAAATTATTAGAAGCTTCAACCCGACCGGCCAAGCTGGAAACTACGCCTTTGCCTTACGGTGAAAAAGACCTTGAGCCAGTGCTGAGTAAAGAAAGTTTGGAATATCATTACGGACATTTGGCCAAAGGCTATGCCAAACGCTACAATGCAGGAGAAGGCAATGCGGATTTTAATCGTGCTGGCAGTTTCCTACACAATAAGTTTTTCCCTCAGCTTCGGGCTCCCAAGGGTGCAAATCGGCCACGTGGTGCTGTACTTGCACTCATAGAAGAAAAGTTTGGTACATATGAAGATTTTCGAGAAGCCTTTAAAGAAACTGCAATGAAGATTCAAGGATCTGGTTGGGTTTACTTGAGTACTGGGGGAGATATCAAGACCATTGCCAATCATGCTGTTCGTACAGATATATGCGTACTAGTAGATTGGTGGGAGCATGTTTGGGCCACTGATTATCAGTGGGACAAAGAACGTTACTTAGACAATATCTGGAAGATCATTGACTGGGACGTTTGCAACGAAAGACTATAATGAAATTACAAACCGGTGCTGTGGAAAAATTGCGTGAGTTAGTTGCCGAAGAAGGCAACCCCAATCTCATGCTACGAGTATTTGTACAAGGCGGAGGCTGTTCAGGCATGAGTTATGGCTTCACGTTTGATGAAGTGCAAAACGAAGATGACTTTGACTTTGCCTACGAAGATGTCCGGGTGGTGATTGATTCAATGAGCATGCAATATCTTCAAGATTCTTCCATTGACTACAAAGAAGATTCAATGGGCGCAAGTTTTGTAATCGACAACCCACAAGCACAAACCACATGCGGGTGTGGATCTAGTTTCTCAATTTAGCACGATTTTTAGGATTCAGATACCACGCCTTGTATTGGCGTACTACTTCGCTGTTTTTAGCACGTTCAGGTACGGCACTATCTCCTCCTAGGATATAAAGGAAAAGTGGAACGTTGGGTATCATTTTATTATAATATTCCGCATTTTTACTGACCTGCACAAACAACATATCTTTTTGTGACTCATCGAGTGCGTGAAATTTTTGTGTTAGCTCTTCTATAGTAAACATATTACTCCTTGTAATCAATAGTAGTGGTCTTTTTCATTTTCTTTACAATGTAACCAATGGCTTTGTTAATTCGTAGACCCACAGTTACAACCAACCATCCTCCAATGCCAAATGGAACATCATGCCCAGCACGTCGAGCAATTTCTTTAGAGAATGCGCCACCAATTATTCTGGCCAATAGTATCCATGCCTGTTGACTAATTTTTTGTTGTTCACTGTATGTTTTCCAGAACAACAATCTAGACAACACAGGACGTCCTTGTCCCTTGACCAGTTTTACTAGTACATCAGCCCAGGCTCTGTATCCACGATAAGACACAAAGTCATTTTGATACAGCCATAAGCCAAAGGCTTGATCGTATTCAAATATTTCTTTTTCCATGTAACCAAGTTCGTACAGTGCTGTGCAGATCACTTTGCCTCCGCCGCCTCCACCGCCGCCGCCGTCGTATCCACCTCCATCGCCACCGGGATTGGTTACTTCGCCTGCTTGTGTTTCCTCTACACCGCTACGAGGGTTGACACCAAATCTGTCAACAACATTTTCAAACTGCGGAGTAATAGACCCGTTGACTGGTAACCAGGCACCCCCTTGTTTGATATAGGCGGACCTGACTTGATTCCAAACGCCATTGGCCTTGACATAGGTTTCGTTGACAGGATTGAATACACCATTTACATGTACAAAGAGACCAGACACGTCAAACTCAAACACAGCATACCCAGTAGTGCCATTGCCGCCATTGGCGGTTCCGCCTTGTCCTGCATTACGCCAGTACTGGTTAGAGGTCCCACCAGCAGTACGTCCACTGGGGTTGGCCACAACAGTGCCCGAACCTAGACCATATGATCCAGCCAGTCCGCCTTGATCACCCCCGGGGCAGGTTCCGCCTTGTCCGCCTCCCCAGCCACCACCACCACCTCCGCCGCCACCGCCATCGCCGGCTTTGTTGGTACCGTTTTGTCCAGCATTGTCCCCGGGTGCAGCCTGGCCATTAGGTCCCGGGGCACTTCCGCCAGTGGCAGCACCTGAATTGCCACCTCCTCCGCCGCCACCACCGCCAGCGGCAGCTGCAATAGCTGTACCATTTAAAATAATTACAGTGGCGCCACCTCCACCACCACCGGCACCGGATGATCCCGAAGGTCCTGAGTTACCACCACGTCCACCTGAAAAACTCTCACCATTGATACTGTTGGCAATAGTCAATGCCACAGCACCAGGTCCGCCTGTGTTGTCGCCCACTATTCTTATGGTACGAGTACCGGCTGTGACTGGATATCCAACAGTCCAGGGATTTGTAAAGTTATCTGAATAAAAAACTTCCACGCCGTCCACATAACATCTGGCAAAATTATCAGCGGCCATGGTAAACTGATAGTTTCCAGTTGTTGGAAAATTCACAGTCCAAGATCTATCAAACACAGCCGCACTGGTTGGGTTGACCCAAATTCCATTGTTGTTTAAGAATGTGCAATAGGCTGAATTGAACTGGGCAAACACCGGGGGAGAAGTAGCCGCAGTTCTTGCGTTAAAATCAAAATCTGAAATAAAGCTAGCGCCAGCTTCTCCGCCTGCAGCATTGCCTGCACCGCTCTGTCCGCCTGTGCCCTTTCCTCCCACAGCAACTTCTATGATGTCGCCTTCGTTGACTACAAAATTTACCTGTGTGTATCCGGCCCCGCTGCCACTACCGCCAGAATTGCTGTCAGCACCACCACCGCCTCCACCGCCACCCCATAGATAAGCAGTAACTGGCACATTATCGCCCTGTGCCCAAACAAGGCGTTGAAGGTACCCGGTATAGCCGGCTGGTCTAACTACTAGTGCCATATTGAATTATATTTGATACCAAAGATCACCTTCACTGCCCCCGGTTGGTGCCGCAGTACTCACATATCTTGTGCCATACCCATTGGAGTTGGCAGCAAATGCAACAGTCATGTTGGAAGCCAGGCTACCACCGCCTGTCAATCCACTGCCCACAGTGATAGTGATTGCTGATGCAGCTGCACCTAGATTGGCTCTGGCCGCAGTGGGATTGCTGGCACCAGTACCACCGTCAGCCACTGCAAGGTCTGTTATGCCAGAGATTGTGCCGCTGGTGATGTTGACCCCCGAAGCATTGAGCAAAGTGATGTTGTCCAAGGTACCACCAGTGATACCCACCGCTGATGCATTTTGTGTGGCCATGGTACCCAGGCCAAGATTGTTTCTAGCGGTGATAGCATCACCTGCTCCTGTTCCGCCAGATACCACTGCAATGGGTGAAACTCCTGCGATTGTGCCGCCAGTAATGGTCACGGCATTGGCATTTTGTGTGGCAATTGATCCCAGACCAATATTAGTTCTTGCCAATGTAGCAGTAGTGGCTCCTGTGCCGCCATCAGCTACGGCTAGTGCAGTGGCCAGGCCTGAAACAACACCACCAGTGATTATAATGTCACTAGCAGTGCCACCTGTAAATGCCACATTGCTGGTATTCATTATGGCAATGTTGCCCAGTTGTAGGCCTGCTCTGGCACCTGCGGCAGTTGATGCACCTGTGCCGCCGCTGATTATGGCTATTGGGCTGATGCCAGTAATGGTGCCACCAGTAATGTTCACAGCATTGGCATTCTGCTGACTCATTGTGGGCAGAGCATTGGTCCAGTTAGTTACAAATCGTGTGGTAGCAATCTGCGTGTTGCTCACAGCAATTGTTGCAGTGGGCGCTGTAGGCACACCTGAGAATGCAGGACTGGTTTTTTCACCTTGCACAAATGCAGTAGTAGCCAGTGTTGAACTGTTGTCAGCGTATGTGGGGGTGGGTGCAGTGGGTGTTCCAGTAAGAGCAATATTGGCTCGTAAATTTTGCACAAATTCAGTGGTGGCCAACTGAGTTGTTGTTGTTCCATTGGCTGCTGTGGGCGCAACAGGCACACCTGCAAATTGTGGACTGTTGGTCACAAACGCAGTGCTGGCAATCTGTGTGGTTGCTGTGCCCGGAGCTGCTGTGGGAGTTAACGGTATTCCTGAAAATTGTGGACTCTGACTCACAAAAGCAGTGGTAGCCAGTTGTGTAGTAGATGTGCCGGCAGTGGCAGTGGGTGCCACAGGTGCACCGTAAAATATTGGACTGTTAGACACAAAAGCAGTTGTGGCAATTTGTGTGGTTGCTGTGCCAGACCCAGCGGTGGGTGCAGTGGGCACACCTGTAAATGTAGGACTGATTTTTTGTAATTGTACATAGTCTTGTGTGGCCAACGGCAACCATGTATCGGTGCTGCTGTAGGTAGAAATCTCATCTGTGTCGCTGTTGTACCAAAGTTGCCCCAACACCGGCTGAGTTGGTGCTGTGGAATTAGCAAAGTTTTCCAGCAAAAACACATAGTTTTCGTTTTCATAGGTACCGTAATCCGTAAGGGCTCGACCTACTAAGAAAAGATCTGTGGCTGTGGTATTAACTGTGCCGTCTGCAACTACAGCTACAATATCCCCACGAGTGTTATTGATAATATATGACATTAATTGCTCCGAATCCATCTATTTAGCACAGGATCAACTGAGTGACTGTGAGCACCATCTGTGTGGATTGGTAAATACAGCACTAGGACTCCAAACATGACACAGCAAGTAATTGACGTAGGCAATGTTGCCAATGACGGGCAAGGCGATCCGTTGCGCACAGCGTTTACCAAAACCAACGACAACTTCACAGAACTCTACAACATTGGTGGTATTTCAGGTATTGCCAATGGTACATCTAACATTAGTATTGCAGAAAACAGCACAGTTAGCATCAGTTCTGCGAACGTGGCCAACGTATTTGTGGTATATAGCACAGGTGTTACCAATCTGGGACTGATTAGCAGTAACAATATTTCTGCCACAGGCAACATCACTGCGGGCGGTTTGATTTTTGGCAACGGAAGTCAACTTACAGGTGTAATATCCAGTGCTCCTGCGGCATTGATTACAGGCGCCACGCTCAGTTCCAACGTGATAAATTCCAGCTTGACTTCAGTTGGTATATTGACCAGTGTCAGCGTCACAGGAAACGTACAAGGCGGCAATTTGAGAACAGCCGGCACAATCAGTTCAGCCGGTAATATTCTGGGACAAAATATCAATACAGTGGGCGATTTAGCAGCCACAGGCAACATCACTGGGGGCAACGTTACTACCTCTGGACAACTGAGTGTGACTGGTGCTATCACCAGTGGTGGCACAGTCACAGCCAATGCTTTTGTGGGCAACGGTGCCGGACTTACTGGATTTGTGGTCAGTGCTAACGCAGCGTTGTTGACCGGCAGCTTGTTGGCGGCCAACGTGGTCAACAGCTCATTGCAAACTGTGGGCAACCTCAGCAGTCTTGTGATCAGTAATGCTCTGGGCGGCACAGGTAGTATCACTGCCAATGCTCTGACACTTGGCACAATTCTTAATGCCACAGGCAACATTACCGGGGGTAATTTAAACACAGGCGGCAAGGTAGTGGCCACCAGCGATGGATCATTTGGTGGCGATGTGATTGCAGTGAATTTTACCGGTAATGCTGTAACTGGCAATCTTAACATCAACCAAATAAATGCCAACACTTTGATCACAACCAACCTGTTGAGTGCGGCAGGCAACATCACAGGAGCCAATGTCAATACTGGCAATGTGAGTGCAACTGGCACTGTCACAGCCAATGCTTTTGTGGGCAGTATATCCACAGCATCTCAACCGGGCATTACTACTGTTGGTACGCTGGGCTCGCTCACAGTCACAGCCAACATCACTGGGGGCAACATCAACACCGGCGGCATAGTCAGCGCCGCGGGCAATATCTCAGGATTGAACCTGGTAACCACAGGAGCTGTTAACGGTGCTTCTTTGAGTGTGAGTGGCAACATCACTGGTGGCAATGTGCTGGGCGGTGCCAATGTCAATGCCACAACACACACAGGTACCACTGCAAGTCTAAGCGGCAACATCACAGGCGGTAACTTGCTCACAGGCGGATTGATATCTGCCACAGGAACAATAAACGCCGGTGCAGCAACATTTGCTGGTAGTTTGATCGCCACAGGCACAGTTGGTTATATCAATGCAAGTACCGTGGCAATCACAGATCCTATTTTGAGTTTGGGTCGTGGTGCAAACAATGGGTCATTGGGTAGTGCCACAACCACAGACCTTGGCAGCCAGCTGTACTACTACGACACATCAGAAAAATCTGCATTTATTGGTTATCAGTTGTCGACTGGTAACATAGTGGTGGCCAAACAGGTTTCAATCTCCGGCGAACTTGTGACTGTGAACACTTACGGCAATTTGGTAATGGGAACATTACTGGCTCAGGGCATTGTGAGTGCAGTGGGCAACATTGTTACCACAGCAAATGTCAGTGGCGGTAACGTTATTGCCACAACACACCTGGGCACAACATTCAGCGCCAGTGGCAACATCACGGGCGGCAATGTACTGGGTGGCGCCAATGTCAATGCCACAACACACACCGGTACCACAGTATCAGTCTCGGGCAACGTGAATGGCGGCAATATCATCAGTGCCGCAGCCCTGTCAGCTGCGTCCTTGGTCATCTCTGGCAACACAGCCACAGTTACCTCAGCAGGTTACACAATTGGCTACAGAGATTTACCGCAGTTGACATCATTTGGCACCCTGGCCACAACAGACGGCGGCAAACACTACTACGGATCAGGTACGTTGACTATTCCAACCAATGCCAGCGCGGCATTGCCAGTGGGCACTGCAATTTTGGTCATTGCCAGTGCATCCACAACAATCAGTGCAGCCAGTGTTACGTTGATCTGGGCTGGAGTAGGCACCACTGGTTCTAGAACTCTGGCACAGTACGGTCAAGCCAGTTTGATCAAGGTGGGAACAGACACCTGGTATATTTCCGGCACAGGAATCACATAATGAGTGGTATCATGGTGGCCATGGGCGCACTGTTGCCCACAGTGAGCTATGCAAATGGTTTGTATAATACCTCATATGGCGTTGAACTGTCGCCTATTGACATTGGTACGCAGTCATCCCTTGGCGGGGCATATTCAGTGACCTATCAATGGATCGGCTACTACAGGCCAGCATCGTCTAGTGCCATTCAGCTGGGTGCTGTGTGCAACTATCAGGAGTACTACAATTATTTTGGCAGTAACTATGCCTACAACTGGGGTGGCGGTGGCAACAGCACCTGTTATATCTGGACCGGCAACACTGCCAAGTCCGGCTACAATGCCGGCAACTACACAGCACTAATTCAAAATGGCACCAGCGGCAGCAATTTTACTGCCACAGCCAATTCATACGTGCCCATGAGAATTCAGTGGTCCACATATTTGCCGTATAGTTACGATGGCGTTTATAGCGTCACCTATTTTGCTCAAAGCAATTTTGCTTTTACCATTGCCAGCACCAGTTCAATATCTGGTCGTATATTCTACAACAGCTTGACCAATGGTTTCTAACCGCAAATAAATATCACAGAGGCACAACAACAATGGCACAACCAGTTTGGGAAACACCGGCAGGCAGTTTAGGGGTAGTACCTGAAAGTATATTCTACCAACAGACTCTGCTGGCCTATGATCCCGACGGCGGTGACGTATACTATGCAGTGATTGCCGGCAGCTTGCCCGAAGGTATTCAGTGTACCGCCAACGGTCTCATAGTGGGCACTCCTCTAGCAGTGGCCAGTCTACAAGGTGTACCCACAGCAGTAAATCAAGACGTCACTAGCAAATTTACAGTTCGTGCCTATACTGAAACAGTGGATGAACAAGTTGACCGCATACGTGATCGAACTTTCACGCTCACAGTCACTGGCAATGACATACCTGAATTTACCACACCTGCTGGCAGCATTGGCACATTCTATGATGGTGATCGATTGGATATTCAAATTGGGTATACCAACACAGATCCTAATGAAACAGTCACCGTGGCCCTGGTGGGTGGTGAGTTGCCTGGCGGTATCACGGTGAGTTCTACCGGACTAATTTCAGGTTACATACAACCTGCTGTGAATGTGGATGAAACGCCGGGTTACGACCAGACTCCAATCTATACATTGCCTTATGACTTTGTGGTGTCAGCCATTAGCAAAAACTATCAGTTTACTCTGCAAGTCACAGATGGCAAAACCAGTAATCTACGTACATTTTATTTCTTTGTGTATGATCGCGGTACACTCACAGCTGACACCACAGAAATCACAGCTGATTCAACCACAGTTACCGCCGATGAAACAACCGAACGCAGACCTTTTATTGTCAACGCTGATCCTAGTGATCTGGGCACAGTTCGAGGCGACAATTATTTTGCCTATCAGTTCATTGGCAATGACTATGATACGCCGGCCTTGAAGTATGCTATCAATGTCAATGAAGGATCAGGCCTTCCACCTGGCCTGGAGCTCGACCCCAACTCAGGTTGGTACTATGGCTATGTGCCTGACCAAGGTGTTACAGAAGTTGAGTACAGTTTCAATGTGGTGACCTATCAAGCAGACTTTGTGGGCACACCTATAGCCTGTACTGCCACTGCATTTGGCACCAATCGTATCACATGCGACAGCACTGCACAGATTGAAACTGGTCAGCCCATTGTGTTTACCGGCACAGGATTTGGCGGCATCACTGCCAGTTCCACACAGGTTTATTATGTGTTGAGCGTGAATAATAGCACACAATTCACTGTCACAGATAACCTCAGCACCAACGTTGCAGTCACACTGACCACATCAGCTGGCACAATGCAGGCCAACTTGATTGTGGCATCTGACTCTTACCCATTTACCATCACACTTTCAGGTGCAGTAGACGCCGAAGTAGTATGGATCACCCCCGAAGATCTGGGTTCTATTGAAAATGGAGACACCAGCCTCTTGGTAATTCAGGCAGAAAACACAGGCGGCCGAACTCTCTTTTACAGACTGGAATCAGGAGCATTCAACGAATTGCCACAGGGCCTGGAACTGTTGCCCACTGGTGAAATTTCAGGACGTGTGAGTTTTAATACTTTTGCAGTTGACTTGGGCAGCACCACTTTTGATCAGAATCAAACCACCTGGGATAGTTCATTCGTGTTCACAGTGAATGCCTATGCCGAAGATACAGAACAAATTGTTTATGACGTGACTTCAGTCACTATCAACAACAGCGGGTCAGGCTACAGCAGCGTCACTACACCGGTGCTGACATTCAGCACACCAGTGGGTGCAACAGCAGTACAGGCACAGGTGGGCAATGTGATTGTGACTGGTGGTGCTATTACTTCAGTAGAAGTAGCAGATGCTGGTGCCGGGTATACTGGCCAAGCCACACTGGTTGTGACTGAAGGGTTTGGCGGAACTGGGGCGGTGTTTACTCCGGTCATGCGAGCCACTGGAGTACGAGATGTGGTATCAGTGTACAAAACTTTCAGCCTCAGATTGATTCGTACCTACAACAAACCCTATCAAAATCTCAGCATCATGGCCATGCCGCCTGCCAATGATCGTGTGCTGATTGCCAGTTTGCTGGACAACCAAGATATATTTGTGCCTGACTATATCTACAGACCTGATGATCCTTATTTTGGTAAATCTCGACGGGTAGTGTACCAACATGCTTTTGGTCTTGCACCTGAGACTTTAGACACCTATGTCAGTGCGTTGTATGAAAATCACTACTGGAAAAATCTTGTGCTAGGAGAAATTGAAACAGCACAGGCTGTGGACCCGGTCACAGGTGAAGTGATCTATGAAGTGGTGTACAGTAAAATTATTGATGACTTGGTCAATGCCAATGGAGACAGTGTGGCCAAGATTGTGAATTTGCCCTATCCCATTGTTGATCCCGGTGATGGCAGCACAGTGTTAACACAGGTATATCCCAACAGTTTGATAGACATGCGCAATCAAATGATTGATCAAGTGGGTCAAATATCCACCAAGTTGCCACTGTGGATGATCAGCAAACAAAGCAACGGGCGAGTGTTGGGATTTACTCCGGCCTGGGTCATGTGTTATACCAAACCCAATCGATCAAAACAAGTTGCCTATTACATTCAAACTGAATTTGGTGAACAGCTGAATCGCGTGGATTTCAAGGTTGATCGATATGTGCTGGATCGTACACTCAGCCGTAACTGGGATGCCGAGACTCAAGATTGGACTCCAGAAGCCAGTCTTACTACATTTGACCGATTTGGTTCGGGACAGTTTCCGTTCTTGGGTTACGTGGACATTGCCACTGAATTGGCCTATAATGATGTCAACCAAAAAACTCTGGCAAGTATTGCTCTCTTGGGTGGCTTGGACGGCCAAATCAGTCAAATTGATGGAGATACCTTGATTTTTGTCAAACAAGAATATTACCAAGATTATCCTGTGATTGATGATGCTTGGCAAGACTACAGTATCTTGTATGACGAAGGTGGTTTCTCATCAGAGTTACCAGGCGCCTCATTTGATGAAAGTGCCATGATCCCCGGCGGCACACAAGTATCATGCACCAATACCTTTTCGGGCACCAATCGTATTCAGGCTGCCAGCACAGTGGGTCTTGTGGTCGACGATCCTGTGTGGTTTTCGGGTACCACATTTGGCGGAATACAAGATGTCAAACCTAGTGGTCTTACACAAATTTACTATGTGACATCTGTGGTGGGTATTACTTGCACTGCCACCGCCACAGGTTCTGATGTCATAACCTGTGCTAGCACCACTAATTTGTCCGACAATGACATTGTATGGTTTTCAGGCACCACATTTGGTGGTATAAACAAACTGAATGCCAGTAATGCCATACAGCCTTACTATGTGACCAAGGTCAGTGGTACACAATTCAAGGTCAGTCTCACCCTGGGCGGTGGTTTTGTGGGGTTGACCTCGGCCTCTGGCACAATGACTGTGAACACAAGATTCTTCACAGTGAGCACTATTGCCAACAACACCAACACAACTCTAACCACAGCATCTGGCAACATGCTGATGAATTTTGGCAATCAACGCATGGCAATCTTTACTATCTCTGTGGACCCGATGACCACTTTGGTTACCTTGACTCCTACTACGCAAACAGCAGAAACCCAGTATATACAGGTAGTGCGTGGCAACAATTTCCTGGGACAGCAGTTGTACTACCCAACCAGCCCTGCACAAGGATATACTGTGGTAAACTGGATTCAAGTGCCTGAATCTAACCTGGGAGAAACCACGTTTGACCAAGGATCCATGGCATTTGAAGTGCCTTTGGATATGTACGATCCTACCGATCGCTATGATAAATATCTCGTATTCCCCAAAGCCAATGTATTGGTATAACTAGGACACTTTAATGGCAAGTAACATCAACCCAAATGACATCGACGGCTCGTATCCCGTTGCTGGTCAAGACAATAATTCGCAAGGCTTTCGCGATAATTTTACCAACATCAAAACAAATTTCACATCAGCAGCCAATGAAATAACTGATTTGCAAAACAAAGTTATCTTGAAATCCGCGCTTACAGGCACAACCCTGGACAACAACATGGGCGGCGCTTTATTATATGATGCACTGATTCAAGATTTTGCAGCTCAAAAGGTGTCGCTGGGTTCTGTAACAGGTGCAGTTTCTGTTAACTATGCCTCAGGGCACTATCAAGCACTCACAACATCAGGCGCTATCACCCTGAGTTTTATCAACTTTCCTGGTAGTGGAACCTATGGATACATCAAACTACAACTGGTCATATCCAACGCAGCACACACAGTTACCTTGCCAGCCGCAGTAACGCTGGGAGTGAGTGGTATTCAAGGCATCAGTCCAACTCCGCCGGCAGCAGGTCCTTACACAATTACATTTACAGCTGGCACATATGAATTGGCATTTGGAACCTACAACAACGGGTCAACCATTACTATATTTGACTTGAATCGCGGCTTGACCAACTTTGCCGGCGCTGACATCACCCTGGACGACATTACTGCTACAGGTAACATCATTGCTGGTTCGGGCGGTACCAAGTTCATGAGTGCCACAGGCAACGTGCTTGCAGGTGGCAATGTAGTAGCAGGCGGCAACGTGATTGGTGCCAATATGACCACAGTTGGCCTACTCAGTGCCACAGGCAACGTAACCGGTGGCAATCTGGTAAGCTCAGCAGGACAAATCAGCACAGGTGGCAATGTCACAGGTGGCAACGTAGCAGGCTTTGTTCGCCCAACAGCAGGTTCAGCAAGTCAAGCACCTGTTAGATTCACATCGGGCACAAGTACATCTACCGCAGCCGCTGGTGCCATGGAATATGATGGCGTGGTGTTTTACGGCACAGCCACAGCAAGCAATCGTGGCGTGTTACCAGCAGAACAATTCATTGCCTTGGCCAACGACTATGTGGCCAATGACTCGGCTGCGGCACAAAAAGTATTCAACTCTCCTACCAATGGCGCTATCACCCTGGATGCCACCACTACCTATCGATTTGAAGGTGTGTATTACATCAGTCGTGCGCTGGGATCAAACAGTCACACACTCAGCACTGTGTTTGCAATAGGTGGTACGCTGACCAGTATTACCTACGTCGCCGACACAACTTCTACCGCTTCTAACATCCTGGGCACAGTCAGTAGGATCTATGGCACAGGCGCCACAGCCGTAGTAGTCACAGCGGCCAGCAGTGCAACCAATGAACAAATCACTGTGGTAATCAAGGGCATGGTACGTACCAATGCTGCAGGAACATTTACTCCTCAAATTCAATATAGTTCAGCACCAGGCGGCGCCCCGACTATTTTGAAGAACAGCTATTTTAGAATGATCCCTGTGGGCACAAGTTCCGTGGCCAGTGTGGGTAATTGGAGTTAACCAGACTGCTTGACTCAGCTGGTTGGTTCCATGTATAATACAGTATGGAACATCCTTTAATTGGTAATCTAGATGAACTCACTGTTGATGAACTCAGCACTCGAGTAAACGAACTCTCAAACAAACTTTCAATGGCCACTCGATCGGGTAATGGCCATCTTTGTAATCAAATTCGCATGGCTCTGGAAAGTTATCAAACCAAGTATCAAGAAAAACTTCAAGAAACATATCGTCGCCAGGACGAAATGTCACCCATCAACTTTGACAACAAAATCAATATCAAATGAATGTACGACTACAATATGATCTAGAATTTCTTGCAGGAATCTACTATGATGACTGTCTGCAATTAAACAGCTATGATGTAAGTATGAGCTTACTGACCAAAACCAAAGACTCTGCTAGTACAAATATTGCCATGGAACGGCTCAAAGCATTTGTGCATGGCGTATTAGAAAGCACAGTTTTTATAAATCAGGCCAATATGGAACGTGCAGAGTTCCTGCAACTGGCCGGTTGCAATGTTACCACTTTGCCTGAAGAACCAGTTGACCAGATCATTGGAATGATGTTATACTACAAACTCAATGCTATCATGGAAGATCGAATGGTCATAACCAGTTTGGATCTAGCCAGCAGACTGGGTGATGGTGTTTGGTACCAACATGATGCGGAAGAAGCAGCTGGACCTTTTGTTTCCGATGGCTGGTGGCATCGAGCAAGTGTACAACATGACACTATTGAGCAAGAAGAAGTTCCGGCAAATGTTCTTAAAGTAATCTCAAATGGTTGGTACGAAATGGACCTAGAGTGGCCAGAAAACTCTGTATCATCCAGCGACAACACAGTGGTATACGCAAACTTTCCTAAAAAATGAAAACAGATCACTGCGGTAGAATTATATTTGATGAAATAGATTTGATAGACATGGTCATGCGTGGCCAGCCCTTGGCAGATCTCAACGGATTGATTGTACAGCCCTGGATAGATTTAGAATCAGCGGCCGTCATACTAGATGACATTCCCAAGTTCATTGAATACGATAAACTAGCGCAAGAAACTCAAGAACAATTTGATCATCGTTGTAGGAACACTTGGTTCATGCCGGACAAGTATAAAGAGTTAGATATTGCAGAACTAGTGATATCTCGATGTACCACACCTGAACAACTGCAACGCTGTGGAGAAGAGTTGCTGTTGTATCAAGAACGTGGGTTATTCAATTTATTACGTTATCTGGTTTATGTTGTAGATATCATGCGAGATAATCATGTGATTTGGGGTGTAGGACGTGGATCCAGTGTGTCCAGTTATGTGCTGTACCTACTGGGAGTGCATCGGATTGATAGTATGCATTATGATTTAGACGTGAGTGAGTTCTTGCGTTAAATATGTTTTTAGGAGACAATTATGAGCAAAGAAGTATATAGATCAGCCAATGGCAAGCCTGTAGACATGGGCGCCTTGCGTTTAAAAAACGAAAAGACTCGTGCAGTAGGCAACATGAAGGTCAACGCCCGCGGCGATGAAATCAACGAGCTGGGACAAGTGATTAGAAAAAAAACTGAACAGGTGAGCAATCAATATCAACGACAAATCAAGACCACTCTTCCCAGTTCACGACGCAAGGACAATGAGATATGACCCGAGCAGCTTTTTCAGCACACAGAATTGATCGTCATCAGCTCCGGCCCTTGCGTGATGCTGTGATTGTTGGGGACATGAACTTTGAAGAACGCCTGTCAAATGGTGGTATTGTACTGGTCAAAGACAATGGCAAAAGCTCAGGCATTCGCCCACGTTGGGGCCGAGTGTATGCTGTGGGTCCAGATCAAACAGATATCAAGGTAGGCACATGGATCTGTGTAGAGCATGGACGCTGGACACGTGGTATTGAGATTGAAGATGAAACGGGCCGGCAAACCTTGCGCAGAGTAGATCCCAAAGATATCATGATGGAGTCAGATGAGGAGCCAGCAGACGTTACCTTCTCCGAAGCCATTCATGTAGAAGCCAAACCCACACACATGCAACACAATTGATATGATAATAAACTGGAACGTAGATCAGGTTATTGCTGATTGCCAGAAAATGTATTTTGCTGCAAACGACAATTATGAAACTGGCTGGAACCAATGGCCTTGCAAACAAGACTTGTATCGTGTAAAATTTGCTGTAGACGAGATGTTAAAAAACACATCGGGTTTTGCAGGTGAAGAAGAATGGTTAGAACAATTGGAAAAACAAAAAGTATGGAAGGCGCTGAATGAAAGAACTATGGGTTGAAAAATACCGTCCCAGTACCGTGGATGGTTATGTGTTTGTGGACGATGCACAACGTGAGCAGGTGACACAATGGATCCGGGACGGAAGTATACCGCATCTGATGTTGAGTGGTTCAGCAGGCACAGGAAAAACAACCTTGGCCAAACTGTTGATCAATGAATTAGGTGTGGACGAATATGATGTGATGTATGCCAACGGATCCAAGGAAGCTCGCAAAGTTGAATGGGTAGACAAGTTAATCTCATTCTGTCAGACCATGCCGTTTGGCAAATTCAAGGTGGTGCTGATCGACGAAGCAGACTACATGAATCCAAACTCGGTACAACCTGCACTACGTAACCTAATGGAAGATTACAGTCAGACCGTGAGATTTATTCTCACTTGTAATTATCCATCAAAGATTATTCCACCCTTGCACTCACGTTGTCAAGGGTTTCACATTACCAAAACAGATCACACAGAGTTCACTGCTAGAGCAGCCACTGTGCTGGTTACAGAAGGCGTGGAGTTTGATCTGGATGTGTTGGACACTTATGTCAAAGCCACATACCCAGACCTGCGCAAGTGTTTGAACTTGTTACAGCCTAACTCAGTATCGGGCACACTGGCTCCGCCCGCGGCCAGTGACAAGAGCGTACGAGATTGGAAACTGGAATGTGTGGACTTGTTCAAACACGGACAGATCAAACAAGCACGAACCCTGCTGTGTCAAAGTTCTGATCCGGAAGAGTCCAGTGAGATATTCACCTGGATGTACAACAACTTGGATCTATGGGGCCGGACTCCTGAGCAACAGGATCAAGCTGTTGTGATCATTCGTGATGGTATGGCCAAGATTCCCTTGGTTGCAGATCAAGAAATCAACCTGAGTGCCACCTTAATTGAACTTGGCCAAATCACTTGAACCTGTAATTGATCCCAACCATAGAATAACATTCTTATTGGATTGGGAACTCACAATGAAGTGCAATTTAGATTGCACTTATTGTCCAACAGGTATCTACGGTGGTCATGATAATTCACAACGTCATCCCCCTTTAGAAGATTGTTTGCGTACCATTGACTTTATGTTTGAGTACGCAGACATCTACATGTCCAGCAAACCCAAAAGTATCAAGTATGTGATACTGAATGTGTATGGTGGCGAAGCATTGCATCATCCCGACATTGTGAAAATATTAAGTGTGTTACGCAAGCGGTATGAATCTTATCAAGATTGTTGGCATCTCACTGTTACCACTACTACTAACGCCATTATTGCCCCTGCCCGACTAGATCAAATCATCCCACTGATTGATGAGTTTACAGTGAGTTATCATACTGAAAACACCCCAAAACAAAAACAGCAGTTTCGAGATAATTTGTTAAAAATCAAATCTGCAGGTGTTAGACAAAAATGCATAGTACTCATGCATGCAGAACCAGATCGATTTGCGGACGCACAAGAAATGATTGCATGGTTAACACTCAATGACATCAAATACCTGCCACGTCAACTGGACCATCATCTCGACTGGGAGGAGTTTAACTACAATCAGCAGCAAGTGGTTTGGTTTGAAGGCTTGTACAAAAAATCTCTCAATCACGCTGTGATGCGCAATGACAAAGCAGATCTGGCAGACACTGGCAGAGCCTGTTGCGGTGGTCGTAGTTTGTGCGCTGACCAAAATCGTAGAGATCCTCAAAAGTTTGTTTCAAATAAATTTCCCGGATGGTACTGCTCCGTAAATCATTTCTTTTTGTATGTGAAACAAGTGAATGGCGAAGTTTATGTCAATAAAGATTGCAAAATGAATTATGATGGCACAGTGGGACCAATTGGTAATTTAAATGATATTGAGCCAATTCTAGTGCAGGCACGTGACACGGACAAGCCCGTTATACGCTGTGCCAACGAACAATGTCGTTGCGGACTTTGTGCGCCCAAGGCCGAGAACCTGGATACATATAAAACCATAATGAGGAAATATGAGATACCTAATCCTGACGTACTACACTAAACCTAGTGGGCAAATTGATGAAGTGATGGCAGTGGCCAAAAACTTAAAAACCCGTGACCACCAGACGGCAAATGTGATACTTGACTTTCGAACCCTCTCTGTGTTAAAATGTAGCATGGGCGGTGTACAAGTCCCCAGGGACTTCAACCGCATTGTGGAATACTACATGAAACACTATGAGGCAACCATAACACGGTTGTTTACAGAAAATGGATATGAAATTGTCAAACCAGAAGAACCCGGCCCAGAAGTACAATCCCCGGAAATTAATCCTAGTTGATGCAGATGGTGTACTCTTAGACTGGGAATATGCATTCTCAGTTTGGATGGAGGAACACGGTCATGAAAAACAACCTGGATTCGAATTCATATACGATATTGGCGATCGTTATGGTATTAGTAAAGACCAAGGTCGTAAATTAATTAAAATTTTTAACGAGTCAGCGGCAATTGGTTTCTTACCACCGCTACGTGATGCCATGTTCTATGTGAAACGACTGCATGAAGAACACGGCTATGTGTTTCATTGTATTACCAGCCTGAGTCTAGACGTCAACGCCGGCCGATTGCGCGAAATGAACCTGCGCAAGTTATTTGGCAAGACAGCATTTGAACGAATTGTGTGCTTGGCAACCGGAGCAGACAAACATGCGGCCCTGGATGAGTACAAAGACTCAGGTTGTTATTGGGTGGAAGACAAGCCCGAAAACGCTGACGTAGGGCATGACCTAGGACTAAAAAGTATTTTGGTCGAACACGGACACAACATGACACATGAGTGTACGTACCCAGTTGTGAAAAACTGGAAAGAAATTTATGGAATTATTGTAAATGATTAAAAAGTTATTGATTATTGCCGCACTTGCAGCGGCATCTCTTGCACAGGCACGAGAAACTATCAATATTGTGTGGGGATTTGCCATTGGCTCCAATCAAGCCAACACAGTCAGAATCATGTGTGAAGAACTCAATGCCGCACAAGACAAGTATACATTTGTACTGGTACACAGGCCCGGCGCAGGTGGCACCATTGCAGCCACAGCAGTGGCCAGTGATCCTGCCAACACACTGGTCAGCATGAGTTCCAGTTTTATTATTCGCCCGCTGTTTGAAAAGACCGAGCCCACACACAACTTGGACCACTATATCCCCATCCTGGTACAAGGCACAGGATCTCCGCTGTACGTGGTGAGTGGCAAATACACCAGCATAAACCAAGTGTTGACCATGCCCAATGTCAGCATTGGCATCAGTGGCAGTGGTGGCATTGCTCACATGGTGGCATCCGAGATTGCCAGCATCAACAAAACAGCCAACATTATCTTTTTCAAGAGCATGGTCGAAGCTGGCACAGCCGCAGCCGGCGGTCACGTTGATGTGGCCATTGGTTTGTATACAGATGTCAAACCCATTGTGGGCAGCAACAAGGTTGAAGTACTAGCCTATACCGGACGAGTTGACATGCTAAACAACAAAAATATGTTGTTGACCAGATTCAAAATGCCCGACGCCCGTGACCTCACAGCAAACTATGCTATTTTTGCCAGCCGGGACATGCCTCGTGAACGCTTCGCAGAGTTGCACCGACTGCTCGGTTGGGCACAACTACGTGCTCCTGTTGTGGACAGCCTGCTGAGAGATCAGTTGAATATCTCTACCATGAGCCTGGATCAATCTGTAACATGGTACAGCAACGAACGTGCATACTGGCAAAAACAAGTTGAAAAAATCAACCGAGTAAAATAATCCATGGACAAAACTCTAGGCTATTACACCTGTGATGGCATGGAATTTGAAAGCAAGATCCATGCTCTACAACATTCTACCACGACACACAAACCTGTAGAGTGGCATTTTAATTGTTGGGAGTTTGGTCAACACAACTGGGCAATCGAACCGCCAGAGACTCTAGATCAACTGTATCAACGCAGAGCACAACAAATACGTGAGCAGTATGATTATGTGATTGTGAGTTTCAGTGGCGGCAGTGACAGCTGGAACATCATGCGGGCATTCATGGACCAGGGACTGCTGGTGGATGAGATTGTGTCTAACTGGGCACTTGACGCCAGCAGCAAGTATATTGTATTGGATTCAACGCAACACAGCAGTTGGAACAATGTGGCTGAATATCATTTGAACTGTGTGGAACGCATCAAAGAAATACAAGCACGTAGTCCTGCTACAAAGATCACAGTAAACGACACAAGCCAGGCCCTGATTGACACATTCCTTACTGCTGATGATGCCAGCTGGACTGCTGGCAAGCGCGAAGTACTCAATCCCACAGGTGCAACCAACTACAACTACAGGTATTTCAGTGACGTTCGCAAACAGTTTGATCGAGACAAAAAGATTGCCATTGTACTGGGACAAGACAAACCCAAACTGATTATCAAAGACCATCAGCTGTACACATATTTTATAGACAAGACCATAAATCTAACCAATGTACAAGAACACCTGGGCGAATACCCCAACTGTCATACCATGTTTTTTTATTGGAGCCCTGACTCTTGCGATATGTTGGCCAAACAGGCACATGTAATTTTACGTGCGATCAATCAAAATCCACGCCTGGCCGCAGTATTTTCTACCACTGATGCTAAGACACAACGGGTTCTTCAAGAGCCCATGCTAAAGCGTTGGTTGTATTCTACCTGGGACACCAACTGGTTTCAAGTGCATAAAGCCATGGGTGACTGGAACAGCACACTGGATCACTGGTTCACTCGCGGCTGGGCAGGCACACGAGAGCATGCCATATGGCAAGCAGGAATACAACATGTTACCTCAAGTCTCGATGCCAAATACCTTGCCAAAGACAAAAACGGCACAGTTAATGGTACTGTGCCGTTCACAAGTCCTTGTTATTATATAGGGACTGTGGTACAATTACCCCCTGTCACTGTAGAGTTTTAGCACTGACCCGATGATCCGGTGACGTTGAACGTCACGAGCCTCGAGTGCGCAAACAGCAATGCCTGTTGTGGGCGTTGACTGCAAACGTTCACAAAGATCCAGCAGGCCGTTGTCTCCGCTATGTCGGTCGGCCTGCTCCACATCTCCTGTGATCACTATCTTTGAATTCGTCCCTATTCGAGTCATCAACATCTTGACCTGTGCTGGTGTAGCATTTTGCATTTCGTCAGCAATAATCCATGAGTTTTTAAAAGTTCGGCCGCGCATGAATGCCAGAGGCGCAATCTCCACAACTTGATCTTCTATAAGGGCTACAATGTCCTGGGCACGATAATATTCGCGCATGACATCCAATAGCGGACGAGTCCACGGTTCCATTTTGGCAACCAAATTGCCCGGGAGGAAACCATGACTTTCTCCCTCCACACCCACTGCTGGGCGTGTCATTACGATCCTATCACATGCACCTTCCTTTAATGCCTTAACGGCCGCCTGCATGGCTAGATAAGTTTTGCCCGTACCTGCGGGACCTACTGTAACTACTATGTGGGCGTCAGGGTCTTGTAGAGCCATGACCAAGCGTTCTTGATTTCGTGTGCGAGGGATCAAGTCTATGCGGCGCTGTGCCGTTCTAGGTGCTGGACTAAAGCTGATGGTGTTTTCTACTGCCTGATTCATTCTTTTTTGTGCTTTCGCTGATCGCTGTCTACTCAAGTGCTATTCTCCTGGTAAAAGTCCTTTCGGACATGCCTATTTACGGTCAGGATCTGGAGTCAAGAGTGGGCACAGATTTCCAAGATTTGCCGCATAAGTATTAGACTTTGCGGTAAAAAACAAACAAACCCTTGCCCAGGGTTTTCAATAAATAACTCTATGCGGGCAAAAGAATTCATCAACGAAAACACACAA